CACCCGCCTCGCCTCACCACCCCTCGACGGGGCCACCCGCCTCGCCTCACCACCCCTCGACGGGGCCACCCGCCTCGCCTCACCACCCCTCGACGGGGCCACCCGCCTCGTCTCACCACCCCACGCACCACCCCACGCACCACCGCACGCACCACAAAGATACTATCCTAGCTGAACTTGGAGATTTATTGAATATAAAGACCAGTCAGTGTGATAATTCTTCTGTGGTACATCAGTTATGCCCACCGGGCCCCTTCTGCTTCCATAACAACATGCACTGCTGCGCTGGGCAGTCTTCGGATACATTCTGCCCGGGTAAACTCGACGCCATTGCGCTAGCTAAACACTCTTTACCAGAGGATTCCCTACGTGACCAGACGTGCTTCACGTCTACAGAAGAATGCTATAATACACGCAACGAACTGGCGTGTCTGACAGCATCAAGCATCTGTGGCAGACCGGTTGATCACACAAATTTCGCCAAATAGGCTCGAAGCGACACACCAAAGTACAAACAATTATTCCTCCTTAGCTAGGCCGGAGTTTTTTATCATAGAAGCGCGAAGATATCGCACCCTCAATTTGCGAAGCTGGATCTTCAAATCTTGTATATCAACAGTGGATTCCTCGTCTGCCCTACCTATGCAAGTAGCGCATCGTATATGAAAGATGCCAGCAAAATCGCGGGCGCGCAGCTTTTTGTTCACGCTGTGGACGCCTGCATAGTGATACGGCCCTTTGCTGAATATGTTGTCGTAAGCTTTCAGAAACTTCAAAAGCTGGATATCGCGGACTTTGCTCAAGCAGTATAATGCTTTGAGTACTGTTATCTGGTGATCGGGCCAGCAGTTGATCGCGGCAATCAGCCATTGCGTGTTCCCTGAATGACACAAAATTGTGTTCACGGAGAGAATAAACCGATTAAGGTACTGTCCATCTTCAGGACACAGCGGCAGTGAATGCCAGTGGTCAGGATCCCAGTCCGTCAGTACTAGAGTGGAGGGTTCTAATACACCCTTACTAGCATTTACCAATATGTTGTCAGGTTTCATATCATCGCAGCACATCCACCCCAGTTTTTTGGACGCTTCTCTGAGGTATTCATCGGGGCGCAAGTCTCCAGTAGTAAGCAATGCGTATGCCATATTCCAGCTCCTGCATGCAAAACCGTAAGAATATTCCATAACTCGGCTTAGTGACATGTCCATTTTCTCCATCACCAAGACGCTCAATAAGGGTTTTGATGCTACCTCGTCTTGGGATGCCCTCCCGTGCAAGACATTTATGACCTGTGGAGCAAGATTTCTCTTGTATGCCCAATCAGCAAGCTTCGCTTCTGCCACAACCGTGTTGTTGCAGTCCTTACTCTCAACAAAGATCTTCCCCGCATAAGTCCCCTTGTTCCGAGGGCGAAAGAGTTCGTATACATATCCTTTTCGTCCGCGACCTAGGAGTCTTTGAATTCTGAAATCTGAATTCAGCACTCCTTGAATATCAGTACTAGAAATCATACTAATGCTCGGTTCTTTCTTGCTTGAGAATTGTTCGAGGACCTGCTGCTCGCTTACAGTGAGCATTGATTCACCCGGACATGCGTCTGGAAGGCATACGCCTGCCGCGTAACATTCCGTATCGTTTGAACCATCAGCACTAGCTGATGCTGACTGTCCCGACATGCAACACTTTTATAAAATATGCGCTGGGAAAATCTATGACCGGCAATCAACTATAAAGACTCTTAACTGAGCACTCTTTGTCTCATTTCGTTGCTGCAGTGTTTATGAGGGCAGTTACTAAACGAGACGTAACTGTAGATAACATTGCCGGTAGTGGGTTGCCTACTGAGGACGCCATGTCTGATTGTACAGCATTTACTGTTTCTTTGCTTTCGTTAGTTTTAAGTTCTTTGCGCAGCTCTTGCTTCAATCGCATAGCTGGGTCTCTCTATGCATATATGACCAGCTGTTGCATCCGGTTTGATCCCGTCTGAGATGTCAGGCAAGTACCACTGATTTTTTTTGTAAATGGGATCATCACTGCTACCTTTCTTCGTGTACTCGGCAAAGAGAGTGTTCTTGGCTTTGTTTGCTTGATATACATCCTCACTCATATAGTTGCTCTCATCCTCTCCACCAAAATATACATGCGGTACCCCTTTAAACATTTGGGTACCTGACCAGAACTCAATATCCACATCGAAAGGAGAGTTCTTTGCAGCTGCACTATTTGGGGGGCGATTTTTACATTTTTTTGTAACGGTATCAACGTTACAACTTGAGTCCACAATTTGAACAGGGTGGGACTTTTGCTGCACGTTGCCTAGCCCATCTATTACTTTCATATTGTACACCCGATTAGCAGTGTCACCAAGACGAAAATTAGGCCACTTCTCAAAATCATGAATAAGACCAGCGATATATCGGCCCTCCTTAGCTACTTCCTGATAGGTGCACGGTCGCCCGGTTTCGCTGTTACCGCAAATATTTTTGCCATTCACTACCAAACCATATGATAGGTTCCCACTGTTTGTTTCGCACGGATCGTAGTCGCATTCATTGTGTGGATAACTAGGTATGCGATATGGAGCTCCTTTGTAACGAAAACCGTCATTAACGGTCGCTCCCTTGTACTTGTTCCGATCACAACAAAAGGGGTAGCTGGAGAAGGAGGTGAGGCCAGCGTAGCAATGCCTCTCCCCGCAGGGGCCAGAATCGCAATCAATCCACGGGTCGTCTGTGATGTTCTCAGGCCCAGGACGCAACGGATAGAGATTTGGCGCCTGGCGCGCTTTCAAAGGAGGGTCTACACGACACTTGCCTGCGTATAGTGTGTCAGTGGGACAGGTTGCACTGTCATAATTATCACCGGATAGACATCCATCAGCACTGACGCCTCCTTCGTCAGTGTAACACATACCAACCAGGTCATAGTCCAAGGTCAGAGGATCACAAGCTCCATTCGTACCCACATTGGTTGCATAATCACTTCCCATTTGTGTCCAGCACTGAGGCTCTGTGACGGGAGAGTCGAGAAATATATTGTAAGGCGGATGTGTAACGGGAGGCTTGTCTCCGTGGGGGGAGGTAGCAGGCTTGTCTCCGTGAGGGGAGGTAGCAGGCTCGAGTGGTGTGGGTGTGGGTGTATCATCCGCGCTCCCTGTGTGTCCACCACCTTTATTTCTAGTTTGGTTCCAGAAGTAAATCAATAATGCAGTGACGATAACCGTTAATACTGCAAGTAATATAAGAGTAAGAGGTGAATCTCCCATGCGTGCTATGCTTTATTTAGACAAATGTTGATGTAGTCAGACACTAACTGAAACTGTGTGCCAGTTGTACACCACACTACACTAGTAGAGTAGCATTTGTTTGCCCGGGCGTTACAAGAGTCAGAGTCCCTCCACCTCCCTCAGTTCGGCAAACTCGTTCTCAAAAGTGCACGCTGCCGCATGAATAGTGCGAACGTGGCGCGTGTTCTGGCGCCGAAGTGCTAGGAATTGCGAGCACATGTCATTCAACGCTCGACCGCGGAGGCTGACGACAAATTCTGTAATTGCTGTTCTCCGGAGCTCATCTTCTGCCAGGGTGTCGTCAAAAGAGAGGACCCACTCGGTTACTCTATTTTTTTGTCGCTCACCTTCTGCAACCAATGCCCACGCAATCGCAAGATCTAGTTCCATAACTCGGAGTCTCCACATAGACATGTCTCGCGCTGTAAGCGGAAGATTGCGGTACTGTCCTGCCATAGTCTCGAGGATGCGGCGAGAATTGGTTTGAACACTGTTGCTCCCAATACAAACGTTTAGTGTATGAATTGTTACGAATGCGCAATATGCTTGCAAGATATTGACGAGCCTGTCGTTCTGGAATGTGCGCGCGGTGGATGCGCCAGTGTGTATCATGCTGAATGTGCGCAACGTGCATTGGATTCCCTAGGAAATAGGTGCCCCGTGTGTAGACGAACTCTAAGCACGGGCGCGAGTCCAATTTCACATTTTTGGCACGAGTGTGCGCGCGATCAGATTCGCGCTCGAGATGCTTGGAAGGAGCCACTCGGCCACTTAAGTGCGACTGTGTTGGCAATGCAAAGAGATCTAACAGTACTGCAGCAAGAAAACGAGAGAAGAGGAACAGAATGTCAGCAGTTGGTCGTAGAGCTGCAAGTGGCCTTCAAAGAATTGCATACGAACTATGAAAATCTCCGCACTGACGTGCAACTGCTATTGACAACCCACTTACACTGCACCGCATCGCCTGAATCCCAGTGTAGTGTACCATGCAACATATTCGTGAACGCACTTTGCCGCAGCCCGCTAATGATACTCTAGTTGCCGACTAGAACACCGCAGGAATTGTCGGTGACACTAACAAATGACTAGTCCACAGGCACTAACAATCAGTGAGAAGTTCTTGCAAGATTCGCTCAGGTGGTCTACAGCAGCAATGCAAGGACAGACACTGAATGGAGCCAATGAAGCTTTCAAACGGTTCTTTTTTTCCGAACTGTTAACTGGCGGCTTTCATGCGAAAGTTGTTGAAGTTCACAATTTGAAAGTGGAGCTCGCAAATGCGCTAGGAACACCAGTGCCCACCACGTCACCAGCGACTTCGTCGCACACCACTGCTACATGTCCCCCTTGTGTGTGTGAGAACCAAAAAGCAACAACAGCATATATACGACTATAGCGCCGTCAAAGCAGCCCATAAGTCTGGGCTTCTCCTGCAACTACACCTTGTCCATAAATGCGAGTGAGTATCGCTGCTATTACTACAGCTACCAATGTAAGAATGAGTGAAGCTATAGCATTGTAGGAAGCTCTTTTAGTCGCACTATCTTTGCTATTGTCTGGCGTCCATATGTTGATTACAGCGTCAATGGTTGCGTTCCACGACATGGCCACCGCAAATACGACAGCGCCTAAGAAAAGTGAAGCCACTTGTTTTCCTACGGACATGCTCACGTTCTGTATAGCCTGCAAATGCTTCACAATCATGTTATCTTCAGCAGCACTATACATTTCTTGAAGTGGGGGTGATACAGGGGGAGATGGAAGTGACACGCTCGAGGAAGTGCTCATCCGATCCCTTATTTTTACAGATGTCAATATATTGAGTTTCCTCTCGTCGTCTCTGAGTCTTTGTGTCTCTGTACGACTACAGCTGCATATCTACGTTACGCTGTCGCTTACTCGCTTCTTCCTGTGCCCAATCCCACTCAAATCGCTTCCTTAGCGATTCCACCAAGTAAGGATCTTCCAGACGCACCACGCTTTCTTGGCTTCCACGAGCTGTAATTGTAGGATTATAGCTCCCCAGAACCACGAAGGCGCCTTCTTCATCTGCGTCGACAAGTAGCTCCTTCTTATGCATGATGAGCTTTTCATCTTCACTTACTACAATAGGATGTACTTGTACGAGACGTAAACGTTCCTCTTCAAAGCACGAAGCGTTGGTTCTAGTTTGCTGGCGATGGTCATATCGTAACTTGACAGCAACTCCGCGCTCAGTCGCGAAGCGTAGCTCTTCGATAATATCTTGATCCGATATACAATAAGCATTCAATCGGATGGAATGCTTGGCACGTTGCAAGCTTTGGATATACAAGTCTTTGCAATGCGCACCCGTAAGAGCCAGACGATCGACGGCTCCCATCAAACACCCCGTGGTGTAGCATACCAGCAACTCGCGGCGACGTTTACGCCCCGGTTGGGTGCACATATCAAAAAACTTCTGTAAATCCTCAGTTGGAAGCGCAGGGAAAGTACCGCAACCAGAGTCGCAACTGGTGAGCTTACAAGACAGAATGTCGGGATCCATGTGAGAACATAGAAACAGTCCAAGCAACCCATCACGCGCTCCAAATTTTCTGTCCGGTGGTCGGCCTACACTCATGAATACTACGGGCACTTTCATATTTTGAAGTTTTACGTACGCTTTCCTGTTGGACTCCCATGCTTTCCTCTTTACCAACATGTCTTTGAGGCCATCGAGGCTAACCTTTAACGTACCATCTGCATTCACGCGTGCCGTTTTAGGCGTAACGCAGATGTACCCAGTTGCGCCGCTCATGGCAGCGGCGGGCCACTCACTGCTGCACTCTGCAAGTTGGAAGCCGTCGCTCGGAGATGAATCAGCATAGAAGAAGCGTACGCCTTGCACGGAAGCCTGACTGTTCTTTTGATCTTTGAGATGCTGTGCCCATATGCCCTGCTCGAAATGTTTCAACATGGAGCTCGCTCTATCGTCCGCTACACCAGCATTCATCGTGGTCCAGAAATATCTGATACTAAGAGAGCAGAAACTCCGCGACAAATAAAAAACATAAGATAAACAAAGAGATGGCGACTATTGTTGCTACAGCTGCTCGCGTCATCACTCCTCTTATTCTGCCTATCGCAGCATACATAACATGCCCAAATGGACAGTCGCGCCTAGGTAAGACTAGTATGTATCCGCCGCAATTTGTATGCAAAGTATTGGCAATTCTCATTCTCTTGGGCGTAGGTATTGCTTGGAGCATAGGCGAACCCTCAGCATCTAAAGACATCTCCTACCTAATTTTGGTACTCTTACTCGCTGGTTCAGTTCTAATCAACTGCAAACAAGCACAGAAGTATAGGCAGCTGATTGCCAACATCACGGTATTTATTGTAGCATTCTTAGTCTATTCTGCAGCAGACTGCGACGGGGCCGAAAAAATAGTATTGGCGCCTATTGTGTCGGTATTTCTGATAGACATGATTCTGTCTATTCAAGCGATGGAGCCAGCCCAATGACATCTTTAAATCGTGCAAACAGTAGGTGGCAATGTCTCCGGCAAATGAAAAACAACAAGCATGCTAGCATAACGTACCCCAACTGGCGTTGAGACTTGTAATCTCACATGTCTGTCTTCGACTCGGTCAGGGCATCCCCAACCCATCACATGCAACGTTTTATCTGCGGTTTCAACTGCCTTCTTTTTGCGGTCGCTTCCTGCTACTGGGAGAACGCTGTCGACAGTCTTATTTTCAGAGTCCTGGTGGTCCAGATCGCCACTGAAAAACTTCTATAGTAAAATGAAAGCGTCTCTTGTGTCTGCAATTTTAATAATCACATTAATGGTAGCCTTGACGTACTCCGTATTTGCATTCAATCTGAAAGCTATTCGATCGCTAGAACGTCGTCTGGGTTACGCAACTTTTGGTTCTCCTTCTTTGCGAAATGTGTTTCTAGCTGGTGCGAACCCTTCTATGTGTTCTGCGCCACTGGAGTCTAGGCACGTATCCGCGGCTTATGAACGAGCACGATGGGCGGCTCCGATCGCATTGCGGGGACTGGACGTCAGTGATCTTATGTGGAAAGCGGCAACAGTACAAACAACTAACAAAGACCAGACCAGATCAAAGGTGTATGCAAAACAGGAGGAAGGATGGGTGACACTCTCGAGCGATAAGTTGCCATTCTTCTGCTCAGTGGGGGAATGGCAAGGCTTACTGCTTGTAGTGTATCGCAGCACAGCTTCGGAAAGCGAAGCATTGCAGGGCGACCTGGGGGGAGCTTTCACGGCACAATATGGATATGCTGACGTACTTAGGCTCCTGCACAACGGAATTCCTGTACCATTTCCTCCGCAGGTGACTCTGGATGGGAAGGAATCTGCATCTAATGATGTTCCAAAAGTTCATGCGGGATTCTGGTCTGCATATGTCGAGAGCGGGCTAGAAAGCGATGTATGGCGAGAGCTAGAGAAGAGACTGCAACAGAAAAGAATGCCATTAGCTATTTTAGGTCACTCGTTGGGAGCAGGTGTTGCCGCTGTATGCGTAGCGAAAAGTATTCCTCGTTTACAACTCCTAAAGTTGCCAAATGTGTACCTCATTCTTACAGCCTGCCCCAAACCAGGAAATACTGCCTTACAAACACACATTCTAAGAAGCAACGTGGAATGCATATGCTATGCGAATGAAGCGGATCCTGTTCCCTGGTTGCCATTCAGCACTATGCCAAATCCAATTAGTAAAGATGGGATGCTGGAGTATACCATGTTACCCGGTACGTTTCTCCTCTCGCGCTCATGTCCTAGTCTTCTTCTCAGTCATTCTTCAATGACATATCGTGGTCTCCTCGCAGGTTTGGCTGCAAGAAAATGAGAATTGCAGGACAAAAAACCGTTGCAGTGATACTTGCATGCACGTTGCGAGTACTATACATTCAAGAGAGCCTCAGGTGAAGTAAACTCGTGGACTGGCCATGGAAAATAGTCGTCACCCCTTCCGGAATGTCTCGAATGCCTCCCTGATGTTTCGGATTCCAGACAAAACGCGGCTTTTAAGCACAAATCAACAGACTTCACTAAATTCGCAATCGGATGGAAACCTGAAAGAAACAACTGGAGGTAAAGCGTTAACGCACCCTTGGCACGTTCCACAGCGCATCAATTGTTGCTGTGTTCAAGGTGTGCAGTGTTCTACTTCGGCACCGTTGTCGCTTTTGCACATAGCGACTCATCTCCAACACACAGGGACATCGCTGCTTGTTTTTTTCCCCTGTGAATTTGTCAATGAGTACAGAGACAATATCAGCGATTCCATTAGCGTCATGTATTACACCTGCTTATATGACCTCAAGCATATGATACACACGTGCAATCCCCAGTGCATTCTTTTGTCTTCTCACGACAAGCGTTTTGGTTCACTTCGGCGTGACAGTAGAGCCATACGGTGGGCGCATGAGACCCCTCGCGCATACGATCCTCAAGCGTCTCGGTGTGTCACACCGCTGTACGGTACTGGTAAGTCTTCACTTATGGCATTGTCGGGTTATGTTGGTATGGCCAGATCGTTTTGTTCCTTTGAACACCTCAGCGGTGGTGTTATCGAATACACTCCGGGACCTATCCGAATACTTGGCTGCGGGGACATTTCCAACCCCCGGGTAAATTTCAAGGCCTTTCAATATTTATCTGAGAAGCATTCGAGTATACTTTTTATGTGGCACGGGGCCACACGGAACAAAACATGGGGGAACTTACAACTGTGCACCCCGGACGTCTCCAAACAGGACTTGTATTCAAAAAGTGACTATCTCCTCTGGTGTGCAGAAGATGATCCATGTCCTCTTACGGTCTTTGAAGCCTTATATGTGGGAGTCCGAGTGTATGTCTTTGAAAAAGTAACGCCTTATGATCTGCAGCCATTACTGAGTGACAAAGATGGCTCCGCTCTTCTCAACATCTCGAGGGGTGCACCTCAGCACTGTCCGCTCCATACTGCAGGGAAAAACACAAAAATAAGCAGTGATATCGAGCAGGCTCGCAAGTATGTCAGAGAGTTTGTCGAAGACGCTCCAAGTTTACTCGTTGAGCATATTCAACGCTTAACAGGCTGTATGACAAGGGACAGCCCGCAATAGGGCCGTAACAGTCCCTGAGAGCATGACTACGGCGCTGCCGCCGTGTGAGAGCCAGCTAAAAGCCTACCCTCAGGTGTGCAAGTGTCGAAACAGAAGGTCCCCCCCGCCAATCAGATTATGTGAAACAGGTAGGTCGCAAACGCCCACTGGCTAAGTGCTGGTAGATGGCAACCATGTTTTGCGCCGCATTGATATCGCGATGCCAATGCAAAGGATGTCGATCTTTCGGTTTCTTCTATTCGGCATTCCTCAGATTAAAACTCAGACAGACTCCAAGCGAGACGCAAGACATCTAGGCGCATGGTGTCGCTAGCACCTCGGCCCACTCGTTCCATCCGTTGCTCACCTTTCCGGAGCGTTGAAATATGCCGCTCTTGCTCCACCCGTCTAGCGGAGAAGTGCTTAGGGTCTGCAGCACATATTGGCCCCCCATACAGGGAGGAAGCACCCGCGTATCGAGCCATCCCAGCAGACAACGATCAGTGCAGGGGATCAGCGCATATACATATTTGATTTCTGCCGTAGCGCCGGTTCCTCTTTCCGCGTAATCGGACGGTGTAGAGTCTGTGAGTCTAGCGCAGCCCGATGTGGGATCGTCGTACGCAATATCTAGCACTAACGGTTTACTTCTTTCATCGTTGCTAGCAGAGATACGGGCAGGGGCGTCGAACGCTCCTGTACAGAAGGATAGGGAGCCTTCTATTGTCACAGAAGCGCATTCTCCATTTGCCAATACATCGCCGTGCACCACTAAAGCTTCATCGTTTGTGAAACCGGACTCGCTAGTCGGTACATAACCCACTATCAAACGTTCGGTATGTATACAGTCTTGCACAATTAAGCTGTCCGTTTGCAGCTGCCCACTAGTTAAAGAAGATACTTCAAAAGACGCAGCGCATACTTTGTCGGCGCAGATGCTTTTCGTCGGTATGGCCGAGGAAGCGCTTGTGCGTTTGCATGGGTAGGCGTGATTACACGGGCTTGATCGTATTATGCTTCCTGTAAGGAACGCAGTAGCGATAGCGCTCATTATTTAGAACTCTTTATAGACAAGAAGGATAAGTGTTAATCTCAGACAAAAGCGCTCAATCTCCGGTGCTTGATTCCACCTAGACTAGATAATTTCATAATTAGTAATAGTGCCTGAAACTACATTGTCTTCTGATGTCATGAATCTTTAAATAAATCAAAAGTGCGCAGAGATGTCGAATGCCGACATACTTAGTCTTCAGGAACGAGCTACACAGGGAAAGCTGTTAGCTAGAGACCATTTAAGCAGCATAGCCTCCAGACTAATGGAAAAAAGAGGAGCTCTAAATTCATACTTAAGGGAGAACTACAAGAAAGTTCTCATAGATAATTCATTGCTATCGGACCACGAGCTCGATGAGCGGGGTTGGCCCACCACATATCAGATCCGGGTGTCATCTATTCCTGATGTATTGAGCAAAGTTATTTTAGTCGCTCCTAATTTTTCACCATCTACCATTGCTTACATAGAAGGTAGCGAACCATCTGTAGAAGTAGCGTCACTCGAGCGCGAGCATAAGCGCGAGAGAGTGGGAGTACTACGCCTGATACACCCCTTAATGTACAGCCAAGGGGATTTCTTCTTGTTGCCAAAGCACACCTCGATGAATAATCTCCCACCCGAACTTAAACGTCTAATGACACGAGCACGCCATGACTTGAAGAAAAATATAGGTGCAAGCTCGTTCGAGCTGCGCAAAGATCTGCGTATACCTTCCCTCGATTCTGGCTTTTACTCACTAGTTGCAGCGCCAACTGAATACCATGCCCCGCGCCTATATCGGCACGCTCCACATAACAGTAGCCCTTCTCATCGTGAACATCGGGTGCCTTCTTCTTCGCGGTAGATGATGAGGAGTAGAGCTGAAGGCAAGTCGTTGAGGTCTTACGAGCAAGAAGCCAAAGATAGTCACAAACACTGACGCTCGCTATCCAGGACTGTGGTGCTGCTGTCGTAGACTTGCGAGCGCGGGGAGCATACGCATGCACTTGATTCTCCGCTACATGACGAAAGATCCACTTGATTTTCGAAGAGTGCACAGTGCAGACACTGGCTTTCGAATCTCAGGCCTTGAAGCACACACAGTGCGCGTGAGTGTAGAAGAGCGACAAGATCCACAATGCAGTTGCTACATGCTGACAGTTTTATGCCTGTCACACGCGTACCATGTAAGTGTTCCAGGGTAAGACGGCAGATGCGTACACAGCGCAGTCGAGCGAGCCCCAACCCTACAATCTCAAGTGAAGCTTGCTGTGCCGCAGAAAATGTGCAGTCGTAAATCGACACGCCCCCCTTACGGACCAACCCTTGACAGCCACCGGAGACTTCCACTAAGCAATAATTCCGAGTCCTTACAGCACTTGCTCGCCGTACCGAAACACTAGTAAGTTGTGCGAAAGCGCACGCATCGAAAGACAACACGGGTGGTGTGTACATGCTGGTGACTACATCAGCAATGTTTTTCACAACCACATTGTGCAACTCTACATGCGCATAACTCCTAATACTAACCGCTGCACTCTCGTGGTCTAGCTGCACGCAACCGTTCTCAATTCTTAGCCAACGCGTTTCCCTGTGTTGGGGCGGCGCCATGTCGCAGTGGAAGTGCAATCCCTGATTGCTTCGAATGGTGAATCCCCCCAAATCTATCCATGTCCGAACACTCGCTTGGCATGGCAGCGAGTGGTTGTCGTCCACGTCCCGCGTGAGCAGCCATTTACGGGACTCCACCTCCACCCATGGAGAGACAGCGGCTTCTGTAGGCTGTCGCTTTGAGGCATTAAGCCACGGCGGATGTTTGTACTTTGAAGGCTTCATGGCAGTATTATGTATGCGCCAGAATTCTATTCTGGCGCTCACTGACAATTATGCAAACATGCGCTGGCAGAATGAACGCTCTTCCTCTACCTGTAATTTGTGTTTTTTGGCAGTGCAACCGAAGATCTTCCGTACAGTCTCGCGGTCTGAAGGAGACACGTCCGGACAGCGTAGCACCACACTGCAAGTACCTCTAGCCTCTTCCAGCAGATTGTTGCTCTCCAGAGCAATTGCTAGCCGCAGATAGTCTTTAGCTCTTTTGGACTGGTCCGGTAGTAAAGTCATGTTTTTCTGAGCGGCATCTACAGCACCGCCAAAGCGGCCCAGGCGGCCTTCCACCACGGCTAAATTGCCATAAGCACGCGCAGCAATCGCAGTTTGCTTCTTGTGATCATCCGGGTCGTTGATTTCACTCTCGGTGACGCTAAGGACGTGAGACAGCCTGTCGCATACGTACCTCCAGTGCCAACGGGCCAACGTGTAGTTCCCAATCAAGAACAGCTTCTTGGCAATAATGCAGCACCTCTCCTCGAGGGAGCTGGGCTCTGAAGCGGCATCCGGTGTGACCGCACCAATGTGGCAGATGCGGAGCAAAAATGATATCTTATCGCCGTCTTCAGTGAACCTGGTAAATTCAGCGGACTGCCCACAGCCCACCGACAAAGCTGCGAACTCTAGATGATTATCCACTTCGCCCAATCCCCATTGCCATGCTGCGGGGGCGCCATCGATAGTTGCTTCAATAGTGTGCCCTGGTCGAGGACACTCAAAACCGCCTAGCGGTGAATCTAGAGTTAGCTTCAGCAGAGAACCATCGGAGAGCGGACTGACATCTTCATACGTGGATACGTGAAGGACGGATATAGTCTGCTTCTGTGCTGCGCCCGCTAGCGTTAAAAGACCAAGCTCACCAACTTTAAGCGTGAGTAAAGCCTCCCCCACAGCATCTGCTGTGGGGGGGGCGTCCAATGTCATTCTGCGACTGACATCGTCTATTGAGTAAAAAACCACACTCCCAAGAGTGGCTTGTTTCATGTTCTGGCTTTCGCTCTTCACGTCCAAAGTGTGTCCACCACTTAACACGTGTCTCTTGACGTGGCTCTTCAAATGTATGCGCACAGGGGATTGCCCCAGCGCGCATTTGAATGCCTTAATCTCTCCTGGGCGCATTTGCTGTAAACACTCTTCAACTTCGACAGACCAGACGTCTTTGGTCTGGAACGTGGGCTTATCTCCCAGGCGATAAGCATAGATACCCGAACCTTGAGGGCGTGAAGTGGCGTCCACAAACTCATACTCCACCCAGTCGCCAGAGGTGGGTAGAGGGAGAAGGGGAGAGCTACTGGCAGACATGAGACGAGCCTTCTCGCTGTAGTTATCGAAGTCCAAGAAGTCAGGAACATCATCGCCCGTAAGGAACTCTTCCTTGCTATTCAAAGGATCGGAAGCCCAATTTTCTCCCGATGAGTCTTTTTCATTCATGTCGAGAAGAGATACGTCTGGGGCCGAATCTCCCTCGCAGCTGACGGATTGCGAGTCACATGCTGAAAGCTGCACTGCTTTGGACATTGCTGCAAAGAAGTATAAATGAGTTATACCAGGCCAACCGGAGCCGTTCTGATGCTAGTGTTGCTAATGATAGTGCTGTGTTTTTTTGCCTACGCTATGCGAACCTTGAAATACACACAGCGCACAGAGGTTCATACTACCGATAAGCCGCTGGGCTACATCTCGTTGACAACAACACCGGACAGAATCCAAAACGACTGGATATTGTGGAATATGGAGCGATTAGTCGACGTTGCGCCCATGTCCCTAGGGATTGTAATGCATGTACCGTATGTTTCCAAAGATCGCATATGGTACGCCATTCCGCAAAGGTTGAAAAATCTAGTGGCATCTTCAAACAACCGTTTCGTAATAAATCGTGAATGTGACGACCTGGGCCCCATCACAAAGATCGTGGCTGCCTTGTGGCTCTCGTTCGTAGAAAACTCTGACTATATTGTAGTGATCGATGATGACACTTGCTATAAAGCGCAAACATTCACCCGACTCCTGTGCGCTCTCCAGGCAGATAACAGCGTGGTATATGCAATGTGCAATAAAAGCATTCTCGGATACCAGGGCTATGCGTTTCAAAAGAGGCTGCTAGTGGATCTAAAATATCTAAACATCCCGGCCACATGCAAAATGATTGATGACGATGTCGTGGAGTACTTTATTAAACATAAAGCCGGTCTTCGAATAAAGGCTGTATCCTTGGGTTTCGCAGGACGGACTTGTTCCTTTGACAGAAGACTGACTTATCAACGCCCACATAAGTCGTGGCACCAAATTTCGAACATCTTAGCGCATCATCATTCGTCCATGAAGAAGGAATGCTTGAAAGATCTAGGGCGTGATACTAGCACCTATCCCTAAATGTTTTTATACGCCGGTTCCAGCGCGGTCTGGTGCTTCTTCGGCCGCGAATGCTAGGGCGCGGGTGCACAATACAGTCTTACATCTCTCCTAGCAGAGATGCCAGGCGTTCAGATACCAAAGAGCGAGCCAGTACGAAGCGCGACTGGCGGATTCTGCATAGAGGACACACAAACTCTATAGAGTTGGGCATCCGAGCCACACACTCGGCGCAAAAAATATGGCCCATTCTACATTGCTGCACTCTCCCACGTACGGTGTCCATACATATAGGACAATGCAAAAGCTCTTGAAGACGAGCTCGTTTCTTACACCTGTCTTGCGTACTCTCTTGTGCTCTCTTTCCCGTAGAGAGCGGCAGAGCCTCAGTGGGGGGAGAAGCCACTGGTTTCATTTCTGTCGACACATCCATGACAGAGGCCAGATGAGGGTGTGCGGATGCCAGTGTCCGACGGAAGGTGGCATCATTGAGCAAAGGCTCCTTCAACCCGTTCAGCAAAAGACAGCCGCACTCCGGCGCTAAGCTATACAAGTAATCCTTGCTGCTTCGGAGATCCTGGGGTATCCCACGCAAACCCGTCGAAGCCCACACAGCCGCTGAGCCAGCGGCTACCGATGACCTAAGTGGCGCGTGTGTGCAGAATAGTGCGCGACCAAATCCCCCGGAAAGAGCGAGGCGGAGAAGATAGATGTCGTGGCTCCGAAGAATTGCAGAGCATAGCATGTATGCAGAGGGGCGGATTCGAATCACGTAGGCCATGAAAGAAGCACAGCTTCTCAACCGCAAAGAGACATGTCGGATACCGCAGAAAGCCATCTGCTTGTGCACGACTGCTTCAGCGTACATTTGGCAGTCCCGCATTTCTGTCGGAAAGTAGTGCATGTTTCTTCCGTCCAGGCGCAGAAGATCACGTACGTCTACAGCGTTGGTTGCCAACATCTTCCAAAATGCGCTGCGTGATCTCCCAGGATGCAAGAGAGCTTTGGGCCACTCTGGAGCGAGTACATTGAAAGTGGAGAACAGCACCGCCAAGAAGGGGCGGCTGGAGACAGAGCAGCAGACCCGTACACCAAAGCTCAGGATGCTCAAGAGAGCAGCCCTCTGGACTTTCACGGTACGGACAAAGCAGCACGGGAGGTGGTTAATGAATCGCCCATCGATCTCTACTATGCTTCGAGCGAGCTTGCTGTCCCAACGACCAGTTGGGGGGGTAAAGAGTCGACAAGGGCGAGACAACCATGCGGCTATAGCGGGAAGTACGCCAGTATCATTGCAGACTGCTCTCATCGCCTGAGTTTCGTCGCGCTGCGTCTTGTGCTTGTATTCCGGCAGGTTGCATGTGCCCATTGCTGCACGCCAGGAGTCGAGAGAGGTAAACTGGATCAAGCCCGCTGACAATGGCTCTTTTGTAAGCGTCGATATATGAGCTTGCGAATGTGTCTGTTCAGAGTTTATACTTGACGCTTCTAAACTTATGTGTCTCTTGTTGCTCTAATAGAGCCACTAAATTAGCGCAATGCCAGGCGCCTTCATAGACAATATAGTTCTCTTTCCAACCGGGGGCATCTGGTGGCCTCATTATCCGGCACAGAGTAAACGCATCCATGGTAATCCGCTGTATATTCATCATACGGAACGTAATTATTCTTTCTCGATCCAAATGACGATTATGATCGTCAGCTTCCTCGTGTTGATCTACATCCTGTACCAATGCCTTGAGAGCTTGGAGCTTTATGGGAGGGCTTGCTTTGTTGCATTCCTGTTCTAAACGTTTAGCCTTTTCACCGTAAAATTCATCATAGATGTACTTTTCTCCAAAAGTGCCATCTCCATACTGGTGTGTTTTACCAATCTCGTTAAAGGGAACTAGCTTTTTGAGATCATCGGGGTAGTTCCGAAATGGAACAGTTTCCGGATTCATAATGAAATCCATGTGCTTATTTATATCTGTGCCCTCCGACATTTCGGGGTCTATCCAGGAAAAGCGTACATTCTTGGGGCAACCTCTGGAGGGGTCTTCTTCCTTGTTTCTGGGATAGCAAGGATCTGCCCATGCACGAATAGCATCGATGGATCCGACCAGTTCGTCATCGGTATCTAGGTCCAGTTCAGTAGTATCTACGTCCTCGAGCATGAATTCTATGTTGTAATCTTGTAAATGTTGGCATAGCTTCTTCATTAGATCGACGGGCTTAGAATGCCTTGGTTTATGGTCTGTGTGCTCTTCGCCGAATATTATTATATTTTTGTTGTGTTTTTCGTTGTACACATATCGGATCTGGCGAACGGACGCCAATGGCTTGTCACGGATAAATCTATTAATAAAAGCTCTCGCTTTCCCCAAGAACTCTGGGGCGTCTGCCCAGAAAGCAGTGTCTAGCTTCGTCTGGTCTTCTCTGTTTGTCAGACCGATGGCATTGTCTGGTCTGGCCTCGTGTACGTTCATGAGGTCTTCTGGTTTGGGCATGTCTGTTGGCCACTTGTGTTCTCGCATCATAGCAAGTATTGCTCGCTCGAATTTAAATCTGCTGGCGGCGGGTTTTATTTTTTTGACTTTGTCAGTTAACGATAGCGCTATGGTGTGCGTAAATGACGGTTCTGCCATTAAAGATACTTTCTTCGCCAAAGATGTAAAATCTGCGAGCGTGTAAGGATTTACCACATTATTTTCTTGGAAATACTGTTCGAGACGCTCGGCTGCCTTTTTCTTGAGCGTTCTCTCCTGTCCACTCGTCCTGGCAGGTCTAACTGATTCTCTGAGACTCTTCAACTCTTCTCGCATTGGTATCGCGGCGCCAATGCGAGGATGTCGATCTGCGCTATAATAATTCCGACACGCCATTACACCAAGTACCTTTTTACCGCCAAAGTGTTCCCTTCCATCTTCAAAAAGCATCTGGAGCATACCTGAGAGGTGAATGTTTCAGGTACCGCTGTAACTCTTGCCCCATACACGGTTGAAAGCCGCTGGCGTAGTCAATATACGCTCGAGAATGTATGCAACACTAAGTTTGCGTCGTCTCCGCTGTGGGTTTCGTATGCGTTGAGTTTCATAACAGTGAAACGCGCGCGCAATTGCGTTTCGGGTCTAGACAGACTGCATTGGTAACTTCTTCAATGAAGTCTATGTATTCTTGTGTTTCTTACCTTCGCTTTCTTCTACTCAGCGTTTCTCGGAATAAACTCAGACAGTCTCTAAGTGTTACCTGAATTGGGGCCAATGATCGGCTCGCCGATCGGGGTTTACTGGATAAACCCAGGAGAAGAGGTTTATTAGAGAGCAGGCGGGGAGAGGAGGCAAATCCGTTTTATATGCTTAGCATAATGGCCAGAGAAAGAAGGCCAAGTGAAGTCGCTCCTGCGAAAAGATAAAGGAGTTTGAATTCAAGAGGAGTTGTACGGAGTGCGGAGACTATGGCACTCATGTAAGTCAGTTTTCCTAACATGAGGCGCATTACATCCCACGTGTCCTCCAGTTTCTGTGACGCTTGCATCTCGAAGGTAGCAATATTTTGAGACATCTGCGCTTGAAGATCAGAATTCAAGTCTTCGCACGTGGGCGGTTTATCTACCGTCTGCTGCATGAATGGTCCGGCTATGGGAATGAACCCGCGCCATAGCATTTTTTGGGCATACGACCCACCAGACCACGCATCGTACTCATTTTTGTCGGGGGGACATCCCTTGGTGGGTTGCGAATCGGACATTCTGATTTGTAGAGAACACGAGGTTTATCAAGAGTACGTGAATGGGTACGGCGAGGCAAGCTGTTCTGGGGCTGTCTGTCATCTCCTCTGGTACGCGGGTATGCGGCAACAGAACTACACCATGTAGCTAATACGCACGCGTTTGAGAAACATCTCCGAGTTTGAGAAACAAGAGCGCCATGTGTGAAGAACTAAATAATCAGCCAAGAAAGCGATGATGTTTAAAAAAAGTTGCCTGTCCACACGTCACGATATTTGTCCTGAACTAGTCAAGTTTATCGCACTCCCCCCTCCGCTACTTGTTATACCAGCAAAAAAATTCCTGTAGATCCACATTATCACCCATACAATGCACAGCACAATTATTATACCAAATACGCTCGCAAGACCACCGCTGAACACTAAAGCAGCAACTTTGGTCAGGCACGACACGCAGTGGGCCGCATCGTTAGCGAAAGCTCCAAGGGTATTGAAGAGGCAATCAAACCAAGAAGATTCGGACCACCTGTAGTTATATCCAGTTGAGTATTCCGGACTCCTACAGGGCTTACTAGTTGGGTTTGTAATATCAGTGCACCCATTGTTCTTGAGGTTTATAGGGATTTGGGTAGGATCCCATTTCGGTTTTATCTCTTCATCGTAAATTTGCTCGCAGCTTTGACAATTTACTTTTATAGCCTCGTTTGGCCAAAACGCAAATGGCCCGTGCCCCCACGTGGCATCATGGCAAATTTTGACTGAATTCCCGATGGCGTCATTGTCCTTAGTGACATACTCCAAAAAACATCCGGACTTTTGATGCGCCATAGACAGAAAGACTTCGTACGCCATAAAAAAGGGCCATCCTACTTTTATTACCCACGTCAACGTGGGCAAAAATGAACTTCTAAAGAAGTCTAACCCCCCCGACCCTGCTTTCTTGGCAGCTCTTCCAATTTTTCGCAGGACATCCGTTGCTTCTTCTTCGACGTCCTCCGCTGTCTCTCTGGCCAACTGTTCTTCCAGTTGACGTGTTGGCGCGTCAAAGAGCATCCTTGACAATTCTTGCGCAGATTCTTCGTATTGTTTGCTTATCTTATAATATAATTCGTCATTCACTCTTATGTTGCCTGGCTTAGTAATAAGGCCATCGGGATACTTTAAGTCTGCAAAAAGCGTTTCTGCATTTGGAGGCGTTTCTTCACTTTGTTCCCACAGCTTCTGAGCTTTCTTATCGATCTCTCTGTTCATAAACATAGGACGATCGCCAGTCATCGCATCGATTGCTGGCTGTATTTCTTTGTTTTTGGCACGACGAAACCATCTAGCTGATACTTCTACTTCCATGTCACCACCTTGATACCTCAACCACGACGGAGCAAAATATTTGAGTCCGACTCCCGTCTGCGACTCTGAGAACCGAAGCACGCCTGAGCTGTCCAGGCATGGGCTGGCTCCAGAATATAAATGTCGTGAATTGTTCTCTCGGGAAGAAGTCCTTCTGTGGTACTCTCTAGGACTTGCGCGTCGCTTCCCGGCAATAAACTGAGCTGCGTTGTACAGACGAGAAGCGTGCATCTCCCCCTCCTCCAAAAAGCGACTATATTTGCAATTCCAGTTGACAGCTTTGCGATTACTTCGCATCCGATCTATCATACTCCCATCCGAATAACTTTTGTTGGGATTCTTCATCATCTCTTCTACAGTACGAATGTCGGCACCGGTATTTTTTCTTGCGAAGGCCATGTCTGCATGCAGCTTATCTAGTTCCTTCTTCCATACATTCAAATCCGCTTTCGTTGCCCTGCTTCCTCCGTCTTGTATGAATCGTCTCATGAACCCCAGTATATACTCTTGGTCCGCTTCGCACTTCTTTATAACATTCATTCGTAAAGCCACAATATCATCTTTCAAGCCAGCTTTTATGACTGCCTTACCCAAATCTGATTCTGCATCCAACAGGCCTGCGAAAATGTCTGCAACATCCGACAATTCAGAGCCTGCATTATCAGCAGTCCGACCTAAGGATACAGTGCCGGATCCGTTTGCCCGTAAAGTTGTACCGAGTCTGTTCAGCGCGCCTCTTATTTGAGATTGCTCTTTATAGGCTGCATTCTCAAAAACATCCCCCAGGCCTGATTCTATATCTATGGCGGCCTCTACCCCCTTGGCTGTAGCTCGCTTACAAAACGTGTTAAACGCATTATCTGCCAGCTCGCTGCCCATAATACTAATACTTTTGATAATAGCTACGAAAAAACTTATTACCCGTTACTGACATCGAGACACGCGCCACGCGTGCAGAACCTTCGGCAGGTCAAGCGCCGCGTAAGATATTAACACCGCAGCAAACATAAGAGATATCCAATTGAGCGCTTCGGTAAAATAAAAGAAGCGATCTGTTCTTTTAAGATTTCTCATTGTACTCACAGTGGTCAGAGTTGAAACAGATGCAACCGCAAAAACAATCCCTGCGACAAATGCTGCGCCAGAGTCTACTCCCGGCTGATGTTGATGCTCGTATTTGATCATTAATTCTGTTAGGTTATTTACCGTACGTTGGAATTTGCGCTCGCAAACACGAGACGCGATGCATTCATTACCATAAGAGGTCATCTGGGAATTCTCTAATCATCAGAATCACTCTTATGCTGGCCCAGAATGCAATGGACCAGCGAACGAGCACGGTGTAGTACCCTGGTTTCACTTCTTCATCTGGAACTCAGCGGGGCGTCAGCCAGTAGCCGCCAAGCGTAGGTAGATGCCCATGATGTTCAAGGACGCATTTCTGTCCCTATTCCAGACTAGATCTGAACCTGTAGAATTTCGACAAAACACGCATCGCTTCAGAGCCCAGGTATCTTCAAGGGGCGGCCTCATTATTCCTGGATGCTCTACTTGCGCATGAGTAAAACACGTATTCAAATATCCTCGCTTTGGACCAGATAGCGAAAGTAATGGTAGACGGTCTTATAGGAAGCGCCGTTTACAGGGAGTTGACTCCATTGGCACCCCGTCTTGCAAACGAAGACGATGCGATCTAATATATCTGCCGTTGTCAGTTTCCGCTTACGTCTTAGATTTGGCCAGTTCGACCTTTTAGCTTCGAAAGCACATATTGCGTGCATGAGTTCATTCTTGAGCTGAATTCGCATTTTGACTACAAGACCGTTCTTGACTTTTCAGACACATTTTCAGACACATTTTCAGACGATCTCTAAAGGTCATGGGCGCTGAAATTAGTGTGGGAGCTATGGAAGGCGCAGAAAGTGCAGCAAACTGGTGGATGGGTTTAGGTATGGCGGGACAAATGGGATGGGCGGGCTTCAGCTCTGCCCACGATGTGCACAAAGCCTACAGTGACGCAGCCCTGTTGTGTCAAACAAACTATGCCTTGCGCGATGAAAGCGACACTGTGTCTTCTGCTATATCTGCAGGCGTAGTGACGGAAAATACAATGAAACAACTCAGGGATACTGTGAATACGTGGGACGATCGATTGCAGTCACTTAAGCAACAGGCCTTGGATACTCGCAATGATTATATTGCCCAGTTTACATACTTCTTGTTCTTCTTGGCCTTTACCACGACGATGTTTTTCTTCGCTTTAGAAAAAAAAGGCGGCAGATTAAATCGACTCTTTGCCAAAATTGATAAAATTGAAGATTTCACGGATTAGCGGGGAGTGGGCTGCATCTAGGAAAACATCAATAGAGCTGGGGCAACGGGCAGGCCCGGGGACGCATGTATGCGTATTGTTGCTTTGCGCAAGCAACCGGGTAAGGAGGCTCGTTGGGTCGGGTGTGTTCAGCAATATTGTTGTGCGCCGCCACCAGAAGCGCAACTAAATCTTTCTTGCCGCGCGTGGCTTGGGCTACATGATTCTCTCGCAAAAATTCCCGAAAGTGATCGCTGCAGCGTCTGCAAGGCAACATGCGCGCTAAACTGAACAGGAGGAGTATGCATGCAATGCGAAGATCTAGACTCGCCTCTTCTGGATAATTTTCAGCTAGAATGTGGAGGCACGTCCACGTAGGTGGACCAAAGATGCGCGGATCAGAACTGGGCATTCGCACAGGTTTGCATTGAGCCTGCTCGTTGGTCATTTATCCGAGGCTCGAAAAATACTAGCGCAGACGCAGGAGACAACCAGCAACCGGGAATCAGGACATCGAGTGGAAAACGTGGAGACACCCCAAACGCGCTGCGCAGCATCCAGGGCTCCCCCGCGCTTTCTACATCTCTCACCAATTCACCCCACGCGGCTTGATCGATGTCTCCTAGTGTTGCCTGAGTCTGCAGGAGGTACGCGCATCTACAAGGCGATAGAAGATCTATCGCCGTTTCATACATCGCCAGCAGCTCCGTTTGAGTCTCTGTATCCTGTTTAGTTAAAACGCGGATACATTCTGCGAGCGTGTTTTCTTTCTTGACAACCTTGAGAGCCTTCACGATGCCAACATTTTTTAATTTAGGCGCGAAATCACATCCAGCGAGCACCGCAGCCATTCGCATCTGCAGGTCGTTGGTTTCGAGGCTGCTCAATACTGCATTGTAGTGAATACGCTGGGGGGGCACGGATGAATTCTCGCGCTTGCTGCGAAGATCCCAGAAATTCCTAATAATAGAAGAGGCCCCGCAAATCAACGCATCCGAGTCTTCGGTGACGATCTCATCAATGCGCCCAAGATGCTGAAGTGTAGCCAGGAATTGCTCCGCTTCCCCGGGAGCCTCCTTCCAAGCAAACCCCAAGGAGGAAATGAGTCTCTTAGTGCATTTTAGGTCGGCCTCTCTGACGCACACGCTTGCTCGCGTGCATTGCTCGATTTTGCCACGACACTGCTCAATCTCTTCCCAACTGCTGGCTTCTTCCAACCGCTTACGCCATTGGCTGAGGTTCTCTTGCTGCTCTGCTTTCCTTTTGGCGCGCTTGGCAGTTTCTTCGACTTTGGCTGCTCGAGAGCCCGCGCCGTCAAAAACAAATACGACTGAACACTGTAGACTGCGCAACCAGATCAGATTCTCAGCGATGTAGAACAAGTAGGACCATTCGAAGGGGTGCGCTGCACGAGCTCTGTGCAGGAGAACAGGCGCATCAACTCCCACCCGCTTGCCTACTACGCTGGAGGAGTCGGCCAGCAGCTCTTTAGCCCTGTCTGCTTTCGTTGCCACAAGGGAGAAGAAACCATTGACGCCCATCGATGCAAAGCTGAATGAACTAACAAGTAGACGCGCTTTAGACCACAAATTAAAATATTCTTATACAGTTTTGTACGATGTTTCGGGAACCTCTAACTGAGACCACTGGCATCCAGTTTAGCAAACGTAAAATATACGCTCGAGTATGTATGTAACACTAAGTTCGCGTCGTCTTCCCTGTGGGTTTCGTATCCGTTGAGTATCACGACAGCGAATCGTATGCGCAGTTGCGTTTCGAGTCGAGGCAGACTGCATTGGTCACTTCTCCTCTTAAAAGTCTATGTATTCTTGTGATTCGTACTTTCGGTTTCCACAATTCAGCATTCCCCAGATTAAAACCCAGATAGTCTCTAAGCATAGACTCGTGCAAATTTCGCACATTGGTGCTTTTCCAACTCCAAGCATCCGCGGGCGGCCATCGTTAGATAATGTGGCGCGCGCGGTTGAACGCGCGCCGACCACAACACCCTGGAGAGTCCAGTAATGGTCACAAAGAGGCAACCACGTTGACCTTGTCAACCGCAGTTATTTTAGAGAAACTGCAAAATCATAGACCGTGTCACGACGGCGGTTAATTCGGCGCACAAAATACATCAGAATTGTTGTGTTCCCGTCGGGCTGCCGTGCACGCCCAGCCCCAGGAGCACCCACTGATAGTGTGCGCTCTGCTCCTGCAATCGCATGGCAATCGCATGGCTATCGCAGCTGGGCCACGATCACAGCGTAACCTCTATGCAGTTCGGCAAACATTCTTCCCGTCATCTCGGGCACGCTTTCCAAGATGGCAACTTTGTCGTCATCTGCAAGGTATGCGAAGAAAGCTGTCAATCAGTCAATCGGGCAAGCCTTGAAGTCCAGCTCTTCAAGGCACGGGCTGCTATCGATACACGCGAGGATGCCGCCTGCTCCGCAGCCCAGAAACACTTTCTATCTGACCTAGATGATGCGATAGCTCAAACCCACAAGAACACGCGATTGCGTCACCTCACTAACCAAAGATGCAGAGAAATCAAGCGAGGCTCCGTAAATGGACATGCAAAATAATCTAGCGCCCATATAAAGCATGCAGCAATTCCCAAATTCTGCTACGCGGAGTGCATGTGGAGAGGGCGACACTCTGTGCTCCGAGGCGTTGAAAAACGACTACACCAACGTGCTTCGCTCAGACACGTGTGCCATAAGTACAGAAAACAACTTCAATGTAGGAGTGGAAGACTATATTTTGTGGGTGCCGAAATATCGCCGAAAGGTTTGCGAAGGCAACGCGTATCTAAACTGCTCCGCCGACACTGATCGTTTTGGTCCCAAACAAATAACGCAGGAAAGCTTCCTGCAAGGGAGGGGACAAGTTGCAGATAATCCAAATTGTCCTGCAGGAGGCGTCAAGTACCTCCCCGAGACCTTATTCAACCAAGAAGATAAGCCCAAACAGGTCAACATGAGCCTCTTTTCCCAGCCAACGCTTGTGCCGCGCTCCTGCGGCACGCTCACTGAAGTCGATCTTCAGAGGCGCATGCTACCCCTTCCTGGAGCGTGGCAAGGTTCCTTTTCGCCCCTAGTAGCGGTCAACTTCGAGAAAGAAAGTGCTGCGAGCGAGAGACGCCAAATGAAACCAACCACAACTACTTCCCTAGGCAACAAGAACAAGTATCCGGAATGGACAGACCTAAAAGCTCAATCTGAGCCGTACAGTCAATAGATAAAGCCTCGTCTACTGATGACATAAAACATGCGCAGCTACAAAGATGCCGCAGACTAAGTTCGCTAAATTGTTGTGTCGGTCGAGTTTTGATCTTCTTACCTGTGGACTCACTATCGAAGAGCACCTTCGCAGACTGCTAGATAGAGCCGAAGCGTGCAACGCAGAAGTTGCAATTGTGGTGGCTCATAGCTTGACCAAGCTTACTCTTGACATTGGTTCCGCTCCTTTGTATTTTTCAAAGAAGTTAAAAGCAAGCGGAAAGCAAATGAGGACAATAATAGAAGTTTTGCACGACGTTCTCAAGAAAGCCCGGCCAGATAAAGTCACATCGCACGAAGAATTGCAGAAAGCGCTGGACATGACTGAAACAATATGTCGAAAATATGACGAGGGAGAAACGATGCAGCAGATGTTTACTCTCCTGGTGAAAGAGATCGGACAAGTGTATATCGAGCTCCGGGGTATTCTGAAGCACCAACGAACAGCTCAGAGCAGGCGCCTCTACCACCAGATCCAAAAATACTTGGCCCGCATTACGCCTTCCTTGCTGTGCTACACTTACAACTCCTTGAAGTTGGAGAATTGCGTCAAATGCATCAACAAGTGCGGACCTAAGAGCAGTGTCGACAAAGAGTCATTGCGTCGTGTACTGAAAAACATAATCAAGCTCATGCAGCAGGCTCGCACCTTAACGGTGCTCCACTCCCAGCACCACGAGATACTCGAGAAGGCCACTGAAATGGTCAAGGATTCTGACCTATTCTAGCTTTCAGTGCTGTCCGCGGCTTGAGCATTGCTCAGATGCATTTCGGTAGAATCGAGGGAGGAGTCGGAGGACGCATACGAAGCGATCGACGAGGAACTATATGCATCGTTGGTGTCGCTCCAACGTACTCCACCGGCATACCAAAGCAAGAAGCGCTCACTCATGTGGTTCCCTCTCGCACATTTTCGTTGAGGAAATGCTGCGATTGCATAATTTACTATGTGACGAAAGGGAGAGAACCCCCGGAGTTGTGTCGCGGATTCGTGGAGCATAGAGACGCCAGAAAGAGTTGGTCTCCCACAATACAGAAGGTCCAGGGAGGGTTCACTTTCCATCGGATTTGCGACGGCTGCAAAGGGCATAATCTCGTTTACATTAGGGAGCGCCAGATCTAAGGATTCTACGACATCTAGAGACTGTATGTAAACTCCTGTGAAATACGCCCCCCCTTCAAATTCCATCGGTTTGAGTGTTGCGATGGCGCAAACCCCTCCGGGTTCTAATCTAAATGCGCTCGAGGGCGGTGCGCTGGCTGCGTATATAGTCCGAGTATTGTGCACATGTACAGCAAAAGATCTATAGGTGCTAGCGTTTCGTATTACCAAAAGAGGCAAATCCAGTACGCTGTCGCTCTTGTTATTGACAACTTTAGTGAAAAAAAGCGAGCTGGAGTGTGGCATTGCGTTTATTACTTCTTATCTTTCATAGTTCAGGTGCACTTCCCATCGTATTTGCGATGACTACAAAGCGGATGCGCTCGTTTTCATGCGGAAGCGCCTGGTGCACGGAGGTTTTCAAGAGAGCAAATCCTGGTATATTCCTTTATGCTGTCGTTCTGCAAAGCTTTACCGTACACGTTTTGCCCGGGTGTAAATTTTTCTCCGTCTCTGTTGATTGAGACGAGAAGGACGCTTCCGCCTTCTTCTAGCTTGCTATTGAAATCGTCCGATCCGGAGTGCGTGAAGTGATTCCGATCCACCATGTAAAAATCTAGATCCAAAAGACCCAACAGTATGTCTCCTTTATTTATACCGCCTCCCCCCGCATTCTACAGTTCGCCCCCCGAGAACATTGTAAAGTTGGGAGTCCGAAACGCACGTTACTCCGCTGTTGGCACTCAATTCTAGCCACGTTACAGGTGCAGCAAAGGCTGCATTTAAGTAAACGTCTCTGCCGTGTGTGCTGGAAACAATCCTGAGTGCTCTTGCTCGCGCCCTGACATCTTGCCTTAAATAATTAAGGCGGTCCGGTATCTTGTCAAGTACGCCCCTCCTCTTCTGAGGGTTTTCTTTGCCTGAAGCCGGGCCTGCTGCGCGTCTTGTATCTTTAAATGCGCTAAGGGACTCAAATGCCTTCTTTGCCGCTCCTTTCGGTATAGCGATGGCGTAGTATAGGACTTTTGTCTGTGATTTTTGCTGCAGGGCTATCTGTAAACTAGGACACAAAGGTACCACCGCCGGGTGCGTTGTGTATCCGAAGAAGATACAATCGATGTTTTCCATGCGTTCTCCCTCTCCTCCTGGAACGGCATCATAGGGTAGAGTTTCACGTGGAAAGGAAAGCTCTGCAAAAACGCCTCCAATATACAAAAGGTTGGGAGACATATCGCGCGCTTTGATATCACAGGATTGCGAGTCCACCCACGCAACTTCAAAGTTAGGCGTCAAAACAGATACTGGCAGCACTCCAGTGAACCCGAAAGCGTTTTTTGCCTCGGTGAAAAGGTGGAGTTTGTTTGCCGCCTGCAAAACTGCGCCGTTGGGCGTGTTATGTTTCAGAAGTTGATTGTGTGCGAAAGTACCTACAGCCCATGCAGCAGGAATTGCAAGTTCTGGCTTGACCGCCAGCGCTCGACCTGCTAGAGTTGCGAGTGGGGCAACGGGCATTAAATACTTTATGATAATGTTGCATTTGCGATGAAATAAGACTCGCGATTGTTAATGAGTTCATCGACATCCGGTGCGAATCTCATGTATCATAAACACCGCACCTGAACCTAGTTATATCTTGCACCGACTGCGCAGGAAAACGCAATGAACCTGTACGCCGTCCATAATATTGTCCTCCGCTTTTATTGGTGGTTGAGCTATCTAGCAACTTTTGCGTATTTGTGTTGCGTGCTGTGGCACCACAAGCGCCGCGCGGCATCCGACAGCTGCATGCCGAGCAGGGACCGTAAAGTTCGCACGCGAAACATGTCCATCGTGTTTATCACGTGGAACGTCGGACTAGCAATATTCTCTGCGATAGGCACGCTGCAGACAGCGCCGCGAGTTTGGGGTTTCATTCGAAATCATGGAATGACTTCCTTTCTCTGTGAAGATCCGTTCAAGACCGTTGGAGAAGGCGACTGGGCTCGGTGGTCCTTCCTTTTCGTGTGCTCTAAATACATCGAACTTCTGGATACCGCTTTCTTGATATGGAGAAACAAAAACGTGTCTTTTTTGCATTACTATCACCACTCAACGGTTCTTGTTTTTGTATGGAGGGCTTTCATTGTGAAGCTATCTTCCGGAATGATTTTTACTAGCATCAATTACTTTGTGCACGCGTTCATGTATGTCTACTACGCTCAAGCTACAATCACTGCCGAGAGACCTACTTGGGGAAAGTGCGTGACTGCATTACAATTGATGCAGATGTTGCTGGGGCTCGCCGCAACCGCGTGGCACATAGTAGTCGGCGCTATGCAAAGCGGGTGTCGAAGCGACATGCTCACGCTGAAATGCGGAATGCTACTGTATGTCTCGTATTTTGGCCTGTTCGTTCACTTTTCCCTGGGGAGGCATTTCACAAAAGTACCTCTGCCGGGTCATCCCTTGCCAACTGCCAGGAAAGACGACTAGAAGACAAAAAACGAATGCAGTCAGAGGTTCATTGTGCATGTAGTCTAGCGAACTGTGAATGTTCGATGCCATTTACGACAGGGAACCCGCTATTGGGAGCAGATACCGCCTATACAAGTATACCGCAGGGTTGTGTCGCTGCATGTGTTTGCCATTCCTGCTTACCGTCCTTGTTCGCTCTCCAACCGACTACCGAGTTGAGACTGGTTTCTTTTATACCTACCACATACGGAGGCGGAGGCTTCATTTCGAAGTTATGTGGGGCGTAGGGTGCTTGTAACACATCATAAAGGTTCGAAATCGCGCTTGAAGGTTGCTTCAAGGGTCCAGGGCAAGCAAACCCCTCTGCAATATTGCTCACGCAACCATGAGGATTCACGCACCCTGAATTAAAGGTCTCGATGTTCATAGGTCTGGCTTGAGGGAGTCTGAGGCCAGCGTTGACGTCTGTTGTGATCGTACCATAGTGAGGTTCTCCAGAACTTTGAGATACTGTCGGCAAAGATCGTTTGTCTAAAGTCTCGTACACGTTATAGCTAATGGGCTGGCAGGAGGTCACAGTCGCGTGCAGCGCTGGAGGTTTCATTTCGTTTGCCAGTTCCATCTTTCTTAATAGAGGAGACATTAAGAGTTGTGTGCGTTTTCCTAATCCGACGAGCGAATAGGAAAATTGCTCACAGTTAGAAATGGCTCCTACCGATGAAAGCACCTGGTACGTCATACCTTGTCCTCCTACCGTTGAACTCACTAACATATCCAAAGAAAGAGGTACTCATGGAAGTGTCTATTGCCTTTGGGAGTGCGAATGCAAGCTGCCAATTTGGATCGGGCAGAGCATCCCTGCGCTTGTAAGAAGTATAAATGAGAAAGCCGTGCTAACCGACACAAAGAGACTTCACGCCTCTTCTTTGTATAGATGCTTACGCAAAGAAGCAAGGAAAGAATCTCACAAAAGCTGGAAAGTGGAAAAGTACTCGCGAGCTCAGGTAGAAGACATCAATGAATTTATACATAATTTCCCCAGTGCAGTTTTCGTAAGCAAATCCCCTGAGCTATGGAAATGTAGCCGGCCTCAAAGTAAGAAGGACGGCGATACAGTGCCTATAGAATCCGTTGACGAAAACGTAACTCTGTAGCTTTTAGGTTTCTAAGAGGTCATCTGAGAATTCTCTAATCATCAGAATCACTCTTATGCTGGCCCAGAGTGCAATGGACCAGCGAACGAGCACGTTGTAGAACGCAGGTTTCACTTCTTCATCTGGAACTCAGCGGAGCGTCGGCCAGTAGCCGCCAAGCGTAGGTAGATGCTAGGTAGATGCCCACGATGTTCAAGGACGCATTTCTGTCCCTATTCCAGACTAGATCTGAACCTGTCGAATTTTGACAGGACACGCATCGCTTCAGAGCCCAGGTATCCTCTAGGTCAACGATAACCTGCTGCTCTCTGGGTAGCTCTGCCTTTTTCCCCCCTTTATCTTTTTGTGACATCTTGTCGGAACCGTATGCAACTTATTGCATACGCAAATGCGTTTCGAGTCGAGACAGACTCGCTGCATTGGTCACTTCTCCTATTAAAAGTCTATGTATTCTTGTGCTTCGAACTTTCGGTTTCCTCTATTCAGAATTTCTCAAATTTAAACTCAGACAGTCTCAAAGTTCACTGCCTCCGACTACATTCCGGTTTTGGACAACCTACGAGTGTGATGAGCAAGGACGAACATCAGAGAGAAATATTCCATGCTGAGAGCATTGGTGGAATTTGACATAGCAGAGATACCATCACTGATGTAAAAAGGCCTGCTGTACAGTGTGTTCCCCTGGTCTTCCCAGGACTTGCGAATATAAGCAAGTGCGCGGCGCACGTCCGCGACACTCATGGTGTGCACTGCTGAGCTAGCCGCATGCGCTTTGTATATCCTGTCAGACTGTTCCACGTGCAGGTTGGAGGCCATGATTTTCTTATGAATGTAAAGGATTTCCAGTAAACGGAACGTCTACCTGGCATTCTACGTTCAACGAACGCTGTAAACACAAGTGGTAATAAACATGCCCACTGATTACACTGATGTCTTGTGGGTGCGCCACTGCGAGAGCTGCTCAAACATTGCCCCCACTACAGTAGAGAAATACAGTATTCCTCCTGTATGTACGTGGAGGGGAATCCGTGAAGCGCTAGTGTTGGCGTTCCACGTGATGGAGATGGTGGAATCCAGTGGCGTATCCTGGCAGAACGTTGATTTTTATTGTTCGTATCTCCCCAGAGCAATGATAACTGCCTGCCTAGTCGCTGGCATGTTTGTAAAAATCTCAGCCCCGCCTATGCAAAATGATGCAGCGGCTCTTCCAATTCTACACGTTCGTGTGCTGTGTCACATCGGTGAATTTGAAAACCCCGAAGAAGTCGCCACCCAAGCACACACCAGCGAGCAAGGATGCGTGAGTGCTCCTACTGAAAGCATTGCCACAAAAAAGAACGCACGCTGCTGGGCCAATGCGTTGAATGAGACGTTCTCTCATATGTCATGGCCGGCGAGAATTCAGCTCGAAAGCATAGACTGCGCTCCGAGGAAGACACGTTGCACCGCAGATATGTCCAAAGGATGGATGGCAGATTTAAAAGGCGCTGGAGATCGTGACTACAAGTCATTTGAGTCTCATGTAGTAGACGAATGGTTGAAGGAAAAACGCACGAAGAATATACCGCAACAGTTTCATGCGGTGGTTTCTCATGGCTCTTATGTTCGAGCCGCCTTATTTCCCGATCCTGCTCAGCAATTGAAGAACAGAGGGAAAATGAAGAACACGGCCATGGTTTTCCAACGTTACTATGTGGATTCCGACGATCTACCTACCGAAGAAACAGTGCATGCGGACAAACCGCTGGAATATAGCTTTGATGAGAAGGAATACCCGCTCAGCGGGGTACAAACAGCTGAGGTCAACCGCCAATTTCAAGAACTTCAAAGTCAGTGGGGTCCAAGTGATGTGTGCGATTGGAGGGGTTCAGAGTTACCTTGGTCGCATTGTCTCAGTGCGAGCAGGGAAAATGTTCTCAATCAGCATTTGAATATGATACAATCAAAGCTAGAGAGATAACAGCTAGAGCGACACGCGCTTCAGCTAGCTGTAAAACTCAAGCGCAACCCGGCGTAACGTTTTCAAGCAGGTTCAGATTGCTTTGCTGCATGCAGTTGTGGACGTATCCGTCTAGAATTTTTTTGACGGTTTCGACATCTTCTTGTATGTCGCTGGCTGCCATAGGCCTTTTACGTCGTGCCTCACGCAAAAGGATGTGTAACCTATTGCTGGCTTCCCGACGCGAGCGTAATACTAGAGGTATCTCACGCGGTCTGCGAACTCCCGTACGAAGGACGCTGAAACGTTCAATAAGCGAGTTGGTATGTTTGAGGAATGCCCGCGTACCCAGCTGGTTCGTGCTATAGAATAGTATTAAAGGTTCCTGCAGAGTTGTGTACAGTATGGAGTCTCTACATATATACTCGTGTTCATCTAACACTCCCAGCGCACCTTCGTTCCTTGGGGCACGTTCGTTCGACGCTGTCGACGCAGAACACGAAGACAGGTACCATGCTACGAATGCTCCAATTGCTCCACCTACTAAGACGGGCGAGGCAAGTGAAAGGCTTGTCGCTTCGCTTAGACCGTGCCTCATAGACTTTGCATACACTGACTTCAAGAAACGCAATCGCTAAACGCGCAGCGTTCTCGACACGAAGTTGTGGGGCGATAATGCGAAAAAAATACGGGGTCCGCGTTGATACGACGACATGATACTCCTGAGTTGCAAGGGCATTCGTGCCCACCCGGTCTGCGACTGTAATCTCTGACGCTTGAAATGGCGCTTCATTTGAAAGAGAAGGAAAGCGCGCCTGTTCTGCGTGACTGCCCGCTTGTCTGCCCGCCTGTGCTGTGTGAGCACTTAACAAAGGGGAGCTGCGCTTGGACAGGGTCAGTCAGTCCCAAACATAACACTAATGATGCAGACAAAATTATAGTTGACTCCTGGAAGGTCGTATGAAGTCGATGCGACATGCTAGCTTGCAGGTGACCTGCTTTCACGACAATGCGCCTTACCGCTGAAGTCGGACTTCAATAAGAGATCGAGAAGGCGATCTGCAGCATGCGTGACATCGAGCTCAACGAGAGTAACATTGCATTTTGCCAGAACATGCACCAAAACACTCACTTCTCACTGGACTGTTCCTGCCCCAGTGGAGGATCTCGTAAAAAGGCTACGCTTGCGCCTACCTACTCGAAGACTGACCTACTACATTTTTACGAATGTTTCTTGTGGAAGAGAATCACTACTCGGGTGCTATGCAGGAAACATACGACATGCTACTACAGCGACGACCTTTTCACTGTCTGTTTCGTAATTGTAGAAGGTTTTGCATCGTATCTCTTAGCAGCCAGATGGGCCGCCGATTGAGACCTTTACGCACTCTGAATATTCCTTCAGGGGAAAAACTAAATTCCACGAAGCCCGTTGTATCTACTATATCTTTGGTCCAATCGGGTTGTAAATTCACCAAGCTAACAGACCCCGGAATTCCATCGTCAGCCTCGAAATAATCATCTTCGTCCTCGGCAGTTTCATGCGAGTGTCTCATTTGTTCTTAAACGCGCGAAGTAGTTTCATGCCACTCGTACCAGATGCAAAGATACCGAGCATATATATAGTCGCCGTAATGAAGTAGTTAGTCAATCATAGTTTATCGCACTTTTTTACGTCACCATCAGTGACACACGTCTCGCCATCTCTGGTTTCTCCCTGCATCATCATAGGAGTACTCAATTCCCCAATATGCACGACTGATAACAAGCCATCGATTTTTTCATACATGCCTTTCCGTGAGTGTTTCCCAATTTGTCTCCCAGCGATGCGCCATCTACGGAGGCGATGCAATCCCAAGGTGCGCATCTTAAACCGCACGAAGCCACATCCATTCCGATTACTTTACGCAGCGCTTCTATGTCCTGGGGGCGAAGGTTTGTGTTCTGTTGGCTAGATGCACTTCGCTGCTCGGCGTCTAGTACGACTGGAAGAGGTACACAGGGTTCCTGTCCCATAAATGTTTTCATGGGCCCCTGGGTATCATATGCAAACGGGCCTGCATATGAAGGGTTGGCAGCTGCTGCTGTCGCGATGACGCTAGCGACATCGGATTGCATCATATGTTTATATTCTCCACAAGTCAGAAATTCACCTTTGTGCAAAGACGTAAAACAAAAGATACATGCATAGCAGGACTACCGCTAGCACACTCACCGCGTAGTAGCCCCATCCTAGATTGCGGGGTTTAGGCTTATCATAATTGAGCACCCGACCCCGCACCGCTTGCCGAAACTCATCCAGCCACACCACGAGGTCTTTATGATCCTCGGGAGGATGCTTTAACATGTATTCTCGAGCGTGTGATCGACAGAGGGCGCAAGGTAATACAAAGGGCAACAGATGCAACCACTGTAAAAAAACAGTTCGACTCTGGTCATCGCAGGATCGCAGACAGGCGCGCAGAAAGCTCCAGCCGACCGGTCCCCACACTTGAGGGTCTAAATTCTCTCTCATTTACCATCTGCCGAGCTTTCTCCCGTCGCCTGGGGATCCAGGAAGGGTTGGCAGAGCAATTTGACTGAGGACATACACGCACCAGAGAACCGGCCCGTTTCCTTGCCGTCGCGAAAGGCTATGAAGGTAGGTAGCGCGGAGGCGTTGACGACATCCAGAAGTGTTTTCGAGTCAGCACTCTCAGTTTCTGCCGCATCCACATCAAGGACGAAGGCTTCAAAGCACGTGGAATTTCCAATGCACCAGCTGACAAACAAGGGATGTACGCGAGTGCATGGTCCACACCAAGAGGCCGTAACTTTCAATACCGCCGCCGAAGATTTCTGCAAGTCTGCGGCAGTGGCCGCCGCTACCGTCCCATCCGCAGTGATGCGGACAATAGCCGGCATTATCAGTGATTTCTTTAGAGTTGCATGTTTCACTGCACTAAACAGTTAAACGCATAGAGTGCGTTGAGGCAGAGGCAATAAAGCTACCGCACACAAAAAACGCCATGGGAGCAGGTACATCTAGTACGTATATGGTATCATTGGTAGCTCTGTCTGTGGCGATTCTCTACTTAGCTTGGCGTTCTGGGCAGATACAAAAGGAGTTACACGAACTCAAGGCTGCTATGGAGGCAACAGTTAGTCTGCACGAAATTGAAGATCAACTTCTGCCAGCTATAGACACTCTAGAACAAGATATCATGAACTTGAAAAGAGACGTCTACACTCCTAAGCGCGGATGTCAGATGACTGAGCCCGCTTCTGACAACTGTAGCAATGTATTCTCGGAAGCCTTTCCGGATATTTCTTTACTAATGGGAATGCAGCACCTTATTGGAGGAGCCTATGTACCGGGTGGCCCTAGCGTCGCCACACACGTAACGGAAACGCCTACAGCCCGATTCATACTGAGCACGGATGAATCTTTACGGGAAATGTCTCCACGAGAAAATGCACATTCGGAGGAAGAGGAGCTAGCGAGCAACGGTGGCATAAGAGAAGTCGAAGGAGACGAGGGCGTCTATTGTGCCCAAGATGACTATAATCCGGAATTATAGGAGATAAGTAAACAGAAACAAAAAAAAGACGTAGGTGAGCATGCCACATCTCATGCCGCAACATGCAACAACACCTCCTCCTCAAAACTGGGCAGATATGAGATCTATCTCTCCATATCCCATATCGGGAGTAAGTTTGAGTCCATTTGACACAAATTACTATCTTCTGAGAGGTCGTCCTTTCGTCACCGCATATCCGCTGTCCGAGCAGCTAGCAAGCGAGTTAAAACCGTTGAGCGAGAACTGCAATGTGCAGGGGTGCGGGTCGCCACCTGCGGATTTTTGCCGTACTTTGCGATGTCCTCCACTTAGCATCCCTACTTGGGAAGGTTGCCGCAAATGATGCGTATGTATGGATCAGATTTTGGACAGGCGGCGGATAAATAATTTTGCCATAACAAATATGTCTATGCTACCGTATCTTAGTAGTGTGACATGCACAGAAAAAAACAACAACACTGCCAAAGTTGTCAACGCTCTGGCTACAGTCGTTTACTTTGCCGTATTTGGGCTGGCAATCTTCTTAGCCATACGAGACATGAATTCTTTAGATACAACTGCATCTAAAGTATGGCTTTTTGTGTTTGCTTTGTTTGCACCAGAGTTGTATGTCATCATACACGGCCTTTCTAGTTCTAGCATGGGAATGCCATTTTTTTCAGAGACGGCTGTTGAGGTTCCGTTTTCTATGTCTCACGGGTCAAACTCTGCTACTCCGTCCCACGAAGCTGCAACGAATATGGCTGCCCACATTCAGAAAGCAAGCGACAAGTTAAATTCACAGTCCACCGTCGATGCTCTTTCCAGCCTGGCGTCTAGTCTGTGAGACGATAAGCTAACCAGAAGGCAACATGTCATCGAGACGGCTCTGTGGTAGTCTCCTCTTTCGAAGCGACGTACCCGAAGTGTCGCATAAAGTCATTAGAGGGAATATCCTTGCGCGGGAGTTCGCCTAGAGCGAAACGCCTGCAACAATAGCGATTCACTTTACACTTATCAAGAATGTCGCCGAGACTTCCGCCCGTATTGGCGGTTTCCTGTAGTGCCGAAGAAATGCCATGGAGTGATCTTCCACAAGTCCAGCAGCGCAAGGGTTGCATGGCGGCCGCGATTTTATTGCGTTTAACAAAGTATGAGCGTTTCTTCTGAACCCGAAACAACTATATGTAGAAGCGTCCCTTGTCCTACGATACCCTTGCTTATGCAAGTGCCGTCTACAGCTGTAGCAGTAGACTGGGCCCTTGCCTTTTTGGGTTGTATGCGCCTAATGGCGCCAAAACCTTGCGTTATTCTTGATATAGATGGCACAGTGTTGTTGAATGCCTCTGGAGGACTCACGAAGTGTGTCCTGCACTTCAAAAGCTTATGCGATGCATGTTCTGCAAATGGAATAGCTTTGTTCTGTGTCACGGCTAGACCAGAGGATTCATCGAACAGGTTGTACACCTTGAGACAACTAGAGAAATGTGGAATAAAACCTATCAGAAAGGTATATATGCGACCCTCTAAAGCCGAGTACGCTCGATACAAATACAATGCTCGCAAAGAGATAGCAACGTCGGGACACGCTGTCTTGCTCACTATCGGAGATCAGTTTGCCGACATATCGTTAGAAGAACCCCCACGAGAGATTGACGACACCAAAATTTACATCGGACAAATGGCTGACGGGAAGGGCTTCGGAATCAAGCTCAGCTCCGAATTCGCATAGTCTCAAAGTAAAAGAAAGTGCACCTGGTTGGTAACCTGCTGACGACCTAGAAAAGGCAAACGTGCCCATCTGTAGTGGGAATGCAGATCCCACAAAGACAGTAAGAAAAAACATCAACAATGAGATAAAGATTAAAAGATGGAGGCGCATATACAAAAGCTCAGTCAAGAGGCGGATATTTCCCACGACTCGTCGATAATGATGTCGGACGCCGAATTTCTACATAAACAAGGTGAATATCAGTCAGTCATGATGCAGCTTCTGCTAAATGTGCGCCACTTGCATACCGCGATGGATGCATCAAAACTTACTAAAGAAGACATCTTGCAAGTGACCAATGGATATGCAAATTCAACGCGAATTCTCGCCGAGCTGATTAAAGGCCTAAAAACAGCTCTTTTTCGTTTAAAGGGAAATCTAGATCAGGTGCTAACTCAGGTCACCGGTCATTCCAGCTCCCTTCAAGATGAAAGGAATAAACACACGCGTGAAGTAGACGAGGCGCAGGCGCAACTCGCACATGCAAAAGAGCTGCTTGCAAATATCCTGTCTACGCTAGAGATCGACAAAACACAGAGCGACCAACAAATAGGACATCGTCTACAACAAATACGACATAATGTGGCATCGACACAACAACATCTAAATCAAACCACTGAGCAACTCCACGCTCAGAGAAATGAGGCACAGCGAGCTATCGCGGCCAGCTTAGGCCAAACTGCAGAACTGCAAGTGCAGATTGCTAACCAAAATAGTAACTCAGCTGTGGGCAATTACGCATTGAACGAGCTAGAACGTAAAGTAGGAGAATTGAAAGACGCTAATGCAGAACTAACAACTGCCAACAAAACTTGCAACGATAAGTTAAATGATGATCGAATGAAGTTCTATAAGGAAGCAGTGTTCCCGGCCGTAGGTATATTTGGAACCGCACTAATTGGAGCCCATCAGCACGGTCGCAGCACAGGTAGGAGAGGAGCAAGATATAAGCCAAGTCGAAGCGACAGTTTTTAGATGCAATAGCCCTTAAAGGTACTACGTGTACAGCTCCGGTCTAGTTGTATCTGGTGCGAGGATACAGCCCGCATAAGACCGCGCAGAAGGTAATCTCCTGCGTGCTTGTATGTGACTCATGTACTTTACATATTCTTTCTGCTGCGTCACTCGAGGATTCCCAGTAAGAATGAAGGGCATAGGGAGGGACTTCGATTTTTCTTCAGAAGAAAGCATTGGGAAAGTCGCTAAGCCCGGGGCGGCTCCATTGGACATGAAGTAGCGGTTGCGAACTTTTTGCTTAAGAGCCGCGTGAGCGGACCCAGCTACATCTTGTATCGTGGCGTATTGAAGTTCTAGCACATGGGGCGCCGCCCTTCTCGATGCGTCCAGAGAAGCTTGAAGGTGTTGTGTCCAGAGGGGGGTCAACTCGTCAGCGGACATGTGAAGCAACGAATCGTCTCCATATCCTAATTCGTTGAGAACTCGTCTAGCTCCACATATAACTTGCTCAATCGCCTCTTGGCATATATACATTGCCACCCATGGCAGAGGAATTTGCTGCGCATACATCCTTGATGCTATTAATTGCAATTGTTCTCGTATTTGCATAGTTAAGCGATCTGTAGCTGCCCTTTTGTCTATTTTGTTTTCCATCGTTTATTAATGTCCCGGAAATATTATGACGTCAAGCTCACTTAACAGACAAATTCTCACTGAAATAAATACACAATGAATGCGTACGAGGAACCTAGTCGCTTCGCCGATATTCTTACGAGTGCTTCTCCTGACTATACTACGAGTGTTCCGCGAGGTGTAGAAGAGCAGCCGATGTCTGCCGGGAGCGTCCACGCGCCTGAAGAGCCAGTAAGAGATGAGAGAAACGATATGCCTATAGAAAACAATTCTTCAGTACCTATTGGGATAAATAGTGAGCGTCTGGCCAAAATGCAGCAAGAAGCTCCCATTGAAGCTCATAATCAGTTCGGCCCACTGCCAGCTGAGTTGCCTTCCGGAGACTCGACATTGCTGCAGACCTTAGCACCAACCACCCCATCAGATAGCTCGGCGCCGTCTTCAGTGTCAGCGGGAGATATCTCTGACGATCTCTCTCCCACTGAGACTGATGTAGAATCGAACAATACTGACTCTTGGTCAGAGGAAGCTACTCCAGAAATGTTTGCAAATTCAGTGTCAGCTGCCACCAGCCTTAGTTCCCCGATGCCCCCTTCTGTCGTCCAGGCAACTCCCAGTGACGCCTCTGCGTTAGCTCAGCCCGGAGATATCTATGCTAGCACAGCGCCGCCGCCACGAGCACCTATGCCACAAGCACAGGTGCCACAAGCACATGCGCCAGCACCCGCGCCACAAGCACCCGCGCCACAAGCACCCGCGCCACAAGCACCTGCGCCACAAGCACACGCGCCACAAGCACATGCGCCACTCCAACCTAAAATGACTCCAGATGCTTCCCATATATCAGAAGCAGAGACATCCCCTCCGAGTGATCTACCGGCAGCAAATACTCACTATGCTCCATTTGGTCTTGTTGGCTTATCAAAAGTTTTCCCAATGGGCGGGCGCGAGGAACGCGTTCCACTTTTAAGCAAAAAACAAGCGGAGGCTGAATTAAGTAAGATAGGTCTCTCGTCGCAGAGTACGTCAGATGGAATACACTACAAAAAAGATGGCTCTGGCGTATTTATTCACAAAGAAGAAGCTTATCGGGTAAAACCTTTGTCGCCTGATTGCATCGCGGCTCTGCGTAAGAAAGGCAAAACAAGCATCTCGCATTATCTAGAAGCGAGCAAAAAACTAGCGAAGTCTCAGGAAATTGCAAATTTAAATGCCACCCGGGCTGCGATCAGTCAAGTTCGCAATAGCGGCATTCTCTCCTGTGCCGCTTCTTCGCCACTTTCAGATAGACTGGATATGATGGAGAAAGCTTGCACGGAATGGGCCGAGGCACGCGGCACTGTTGCTCGACTCCTTCACCAGGCTAAAGCTAGACAAACACAGATAAGAGACATGAAAGAGCAGTTAGCAACACTTAACGATGTGCTAGACAAAGACAAAGAAGCAGTTCGTGCTGCATCTGCGACTGAAGCAAAAGTGAGGGCGAAGAAGAAATCTCTCGTGTTGACATTAGCGCATGAGACGCAGCAAGATCTTGTGCAAGTGCAAGCTCTATTGCGGGCGCTTTGAGAGACACCGCCCGCCTTTCACACGTATGTGCGGCGGCTACTGTAACGACTACCTACATACTCCTTTGAAAGTCACACATGTTGAAAGGCGAGCGGAAGCGAAACACGAGCGCAGAATACAAAAGAATGCAACCCAAACTCCGGGAGCACACCATTGGGGCAGCCATATGGGGGAAAGTGCGACACGTACTGCCACACTATAGAGTCCGCGAACCTTGTTCTAGTGCTACGCGCCACACAGCCTACAAGGTGACGTGAACTCGCATATAAAGCACGTTCTACTACGTATAGTGTCTCGTCGCATTGTTCCATGCGCGTCACACTAATTTATGATGTGCGACTCTACAAAAAATAAATTAATACTCAATGCTGGTTGCGCCACGACCGGTACTTCCACCAAGCATAGACGATGATTTGTTTTTTTTTCGAGATTCTGACGTCCCTCCGTCACTTCCGGACGACCCCCTTTTCCGCATTGATGCGACCTCATGGAAGATGGAATGCCCTCACTCTGCTCACATTATAGTCAATCACTTGCTGCAGTTTATGCTCGGAAATGCAGATTCTCCTGATACTTCGGTAGATATAACTAAAATATCCCGAACCAAATTTGCGATAAAGGCCAATGTTCAGAAAGAGGGAGTGGAATGTAGTTTGAAAGTGCGCTTGTACAAAACGTGTTCAGGTTTTATTTTGGAGTTTCAACGTCGAAGTGGGGACACCCTAACTTTTCACGACATCTATCGCTCAGCATTAAAAGAAATCCAACATCTTCTACTTTTGTAGTCGTGTGTTTATACTGTAGGTTCCAAGACATTATGTACACGGGTAGCATACCCCTTACTGGCCGGCTTCTCTGGCTTTTGCTTCTCTGGCTTTTGCTTCTCTGGCTTTTGCTTCTCTTGTGTGTGCTTCGTTGGCTTGTGCTTCTCTTCTGCATGTTTCTGTTTCGTGTGTTTGTCTTGTGTATACTTGTTTTGTTGATGCGTATCTATTTTGTGCTTTTGGAGCAGAGCATCAAGTGCTCGCGCGTAGTCGCGTGTATGAGCATCTAGTGTCTGTGCGTAGTTGCGTTTATGAACATCCATTGCCGCTTTGTATTTTTTCTTGTAAGTGTCCACGGGGTTCTTGTGCTTGTTTACACTCGACAGACCCATTGGAATACCGTATGCGTTAAGCATAATGCCTGATCCTAGCGGATGCTCCTTATCGCTTTCTTTTTCGCTTCCTTTTTCGCTTCCTTTTTCGCTTCCTTTTTCGCTTCCTTTCTTTTGTTTGTTCAGTTCCGCTGTTTTTAATTTGTTCTCTATCGAGCTTGGTGGAGCGTTGCGTGCGTCGACTGTAGGCGCTGGGACCGTGCAATGAGATTTGGGGTTTGGTAGAAACCAGAGCCCCGCTTCAGACAGTTTTGCCATAGCTTCGCAGCCTAACGTCGCATTTTGCATTACTGCTTCTACGTTATGTTCTACGCCTTCAACTATATCGTACATGTTCTGCAGTACAGCATCGCACGAGAGCTGCGTGCCACGTTCCGAGGGTCTGTAGAAAAGAGTATAGTCTTCTATGGCTTGAGGAGTAGGGAGGTATTGCCTATGTGCTCCGCGTCTATGGACGCGCCCCACAATCTGTCGGGACCTACCTCTATTGTACGGCTGCAAGCGAAAGATGCAATTCGCTCCGCTTATATCAGTGCTTTGGTCGTGATTTTTGGTCAAAATGATCACGTTCGCTCTAGACGGGCCGGAGTTGTTCTTGAATGCTGCCTTTATAGCATGATTTGCACATATTTCCGCTTGGGTTTTGCCATCTAGCATTTCAAAAATGTATCCCTTTTTGCCCGGCTTGAGTTTTATGTTGGATGCCAGTTTTTCGTAGTAGGATTGGGGGCATTGTTTATAGTCCGGCGATACCGGAGTGAATGTCTCGTGTTGAAGATGCAAGGCAACCGCAAGCGTATCCACTATGGCATTGAGTATGTCTTTTTTGTCTGTTCTTTCTATGGGTACATAAATCGCAGCATTGCGCGTGTTTTCTGTTTCTTCTGCGTTTTTTATGAGTTTTCTTAGAATACTTACTACAAAGAAGAGCTTCGGAGATCGACATTCCAAAACGCTGTCTAGTGTGTTGCTATCAGAGGGCGTGTGTCCCTGTTTCATTTTCTGCAGAAATTTCTCTAAACTGATGCCAACTTTCAGCTCGCATGCATTTTGAGGCGTAAGAGCGGTCGAGTGTTGTTTCTTTAGATTTTTCCAGTCGGGGAAGAGTGACAGAGTTGTGGGAATTTTTGGTTGATCGTCCTTTTTAATTTTCTCCAATCTCGTGTCCAATTGCTCAAACATCGTGTCGTCTAGAGGCAAGAAAGTAGGCGCAACGTGTCTAATTGCTGCAAATTCCCCCTGAAAGCTGGATGCCCACTTACGCACCTGTTTTGTATCGAGTTTGACGTGCGCCGCTAGAACAGGAGGCAACCAAGCAAAATATGACAGCGGTATAGTTCCAGTGGACTCATCAGCGACTTCTCCGTCCTCGTGATCTACGGAGGAATGGCGATAGGATTCCTTGGAGGATCTGAGTGCTTCGTCTGCTACCCACGCTTCGGCCTTTTTTGTGTTTTTCCAAAGGTTGTCTGCACTGATTTCATTAAATGCCCTTTTATATCCTCTACCCCGTTGGTGTCTGTAGTAATCTATGACGTCATTGAATAGAGAGAGAACCTTCCATTTCTGATCTTTCGCAACCAGAGCATCGTACCACTCTTTCATCCGGGCCTTGGAATTCAAATCATCTCGGTATCCGTATTTTGCAAAAAGCAGCTTGAGGTATTGAGGTGCAAGCATTTTGTTCTCATAAGCCTTGTGCATTGTTTTTTTCTTCATTTTCAACGGCGCTGTAGTTCCTTGCGCTTCCTGACTCTTTTGGAGTGTCATTTGCGTCTGTACGCTCACATCAAGGTAGAAGACATGTTCCAAGCATGCTGCAAAAAGCAGATCGAGGCTGTTATTATCCATCTTCAGCGCAATCAAAGGAGACGGCAAATTTTTTTCCTTAAAATGCAGCTGAGCATCGGGGCAGTTCAAGTTCCTTATCTCTCTACCTAAGTGTTCCACATTTTTTTGTTTCTCGTCGTTCTTTTGGAAGAAACGGTTTGCTACAAAATCTTCGGGTAACTCTGCCGGCCAATCTTCGTCTCGGATGCATGGGGTCTGGGCTTGGCACCATGCTTTTCCACGCAGTGTCATCATTAGACACACAGCGTTGGCAACTGACTTGGTCATGAAAGTCCAAGTAAAGAAGAAGCAACACCCTAAGCGCTTTTCGTGAATTGCTTGGCGGGTGTTGCGCAGCACTTCCTGATTTAAATATCGTTCTTTGGGGTCATACTCCACTAAACTGTGCGCTTCGTCAAAAAAAAGCGCAACCCTCGACGTATTGGTTGCAAGCGCTTTAGCATACTTACTTTGAATGTCGGAGCATTTGCTGCTTTGGAATTTCTTTTTGTTGTCGTCGGAGCGTAAAGCTATGAGCTGAGGATATGGAGCATTCCAAGCATTGCTTGCGCCCACGTGTTTGGCAAAATCTTTGTACGACAAAAAATAAATATTGCGTTTCCCGAGTTGACTCTCCAAGCTTTCTTTTTGTGCTTGTGGAGTTTTTTTATTCTTTTTCTTATCTACAGGTTGTATGCTATCGTTGTGTCCCAGGAAAGCAGCATTGAACCTATGCATGCCTGGTATAATGACGTTCTTTGATGTGTTTTTAATAGTACCCAGTATCTCGTCCCTTGCAGCTGGAGGCGAAATCACAAAACAGCTGAAGAGTACACCATCATCGGGCACATAAGTGGCGTACTGCCATAAAGAATTCAAGATACTCAATGTCTTTCCACTTCCGGTTGAAGTAGCAAACAAAACATGGCAAGGACGTGATATATCGTTTTCTGGCTGTTGCAATGAGATTTGAGGGGATGCTGCTATAGTAAGCAGCATCTGATACGGCTCTAAAGCCATCTCCACTACATCTTTGGAATGCGGGTCAGCATTATAATAGGCGTAAAACACGTCATTCGCTCGTTCGCTACTGGTTTCTGCCGCAATCAGTTGTGTACGCTGAAAATCAGTAGAGGATTGAGAAGGAGCGCTTGCCGCATCAGGAGCTTGAGTGCTAGAAGACTCTGTCGATGCAGTGGATGTACTTGTGTCTTCTACGCCCATGTCGACATCGCTCGTTCCGTGCTCTCTTTTGACGTCATAGGAAGGATCCGGTGCTTTCCTTCTAATGCGTCTTCGCAATGCACTAAGTCCTGCGTCTGCTGTAGGGCCTGGGTGACTCGACGACTCTGCCAAAGTGATAGGGGTAGGTGTGTCTCGACTCTCACTTGCGGAGTCGTGCTCCATCTCAATGTCTGCGTGTATTGCAAGGTATTGAGATGGAGTAGTTTGATCTGACATCGATCTATTAGACTTTGAGAGTTTAGCTGGCTCTGTTGCAGCATACCGATGCGGTACAATCTGTGATAAGCTTATATCAGATTCCATTTCCACGTCCTCTATCTGTGCTGGTGTTCCTTCTGTTGTCTTCAAATGATGATGTGGTTGTTTATTTAATGTATCCATAGCATGCGAACGGTTATGGAGGTCTGTCTCATTAGCATGGAGACCGGCTGGAACGGTAGTGGAATGGTCACTCCACATTTCCAAAGCACCGGTGGGGTGGGGGTCGTATGCATGGAGACCGGCTGGAATATTTGTGGATTTGTCGCTCCACATTTCCAAATCACCGGAGGAGTCTGTATCGTATGCATGCGCACTGGGCGAAGGGTCATCGACATCAGCATTCCCTGCCTCGGCGTTGCTTTCGACTGTCCTCTTATCTAAAGGAGGGGTGTGCGACGATTTACCGTATTCCAGCAATGCTGACGGTGGATAATCGGCGCGTGTTTGATCTCTAGTTTCTTTGTGTCTCCGGTATGCGCGTGAAGCGTTTGCAAATTTCAGGGCCTTGCGCGCACCTGCGCTGCTCACAGACAGGTCAGGCGACTGAGATGGGTCAAGTGCCTTAGACGAGTGAGGTGCCTGAGATGGCTTGGGCCTAGATAAGTGAGGTGCGTGAGATGGCTTGGGCCTAGACAAGTGAGGTGCGTGAGATGGCTTGGGCCTAGACGAGTGAGGTGCGTGAGATGGCTTGGGTCTATCCGTCAAAGCAAGTGCATCTGATGAATGTAAAATTGACTCATCCATGGTGTTTGTTAATAAATTCAAATAGTTTGAAGACTCGGCCACTAAAAAGTCTCCACGAACGGCTGCGAGGAGACGAACAAACGCGTCGAAAAAATATGGGCATTTCTGTTTACCCGTTCGGATAACAGGCTGTCTGGAAAAGAACAGCCCGCAACAGGGCCGCTACAGCCCCCGAGAGCATGACAGCAGCGCTGCCGTGTGAGAGAGCCAGCTATTAAAAGAAAGCCTACCCCTAGGTGTGCAAGTGTCAAACAAAAGTTCCCTCCCATCAATCAGACAATGTGAAAAAAGTAGGTCGCAAACGCTCACTGGCTAAGTGCTGGTAGATGGCAATCATGTTTCGCGCCGCGTTGATATCGCGATGCCAATGCAAAGGATGTCGACCTGCGCTATAACAATTCCGACACATCATTACACCATGTACCTTCTTACTGCCAATCTGCTTCCTTCCCATCCTCAAAAAGCATCTGGAGCATACCTAAGAGGTGAAGGCTTCGTGTACCAATTACACGACTGCCAGTGTTGACATTCTCAGTGTCCTCCACGGGCTGCATCCTTATCTGCCCGCGCGCTGCCAGAGTTGTTTGTGTGGGCGAGAACGTGCTGAAAGACAACAGTCCGTTTACGCAGGACGTGGGAAAGCAAGTTTTGGACACGAGCAGCTAAAGTTTAGTTAGCTTTGAGTTTATAGACACTTTGAGTCGTATTAACATCGTAGGTCGAATCGAAAAGAATGCATGTCGTTCGGCATGATCTCTCTAACCATAGAGATCTCGAGTGTCCTCGTCGCATTCCATAAACAGCTCCCAACCTGCCAGCCCACGGCAGCTGCCTGTGTTTGTCCCGGATCTAGAGTCACGCATCTAGCATCAAAATACGCGTTGCTAAGAGGTCATCTGATAATTCTCCAATCATCAGATGACCTCTTTTGTTGGCCCAGAGTGCAATGGACCAGCAAACGAGCACGTTGTAGTACCCATGTTCCACTTCTTCATCTGGAACTCAGCGGGGCGTCGGCCAGTAGCCGCCAAGCGTAGGTAGATGCCCATGATGTTCAAGGATGTTCAAGGACGCATTTCTGTCCCTATCCCAGACTAGATCTGAACCTGTCGAATTTCGACAAAACACGCATCCCTCCAGAGCCCAGCTGGCTCGTGTAGCATTCACCTATGATCGACACTCGAGCTCCATAGACCTTTTCGCTCTCGCTGAAAAGCCTTACGGAGTAAGTTATGGAAGCTCTGCGCCATGTGCGTCCAGGTATTCGCCATTAGAACTACGACTATTTGGTTAATCGTATGCACGATGAGATGCATAGGCACCTGACTCATCCCAGGGCGATCTGTGAGCGTTTCGTAGGCCTCTTGCACCCTAGAGTCAAACGCCCGCGGTGCTCCGCGGGCGTCCGAGCTCATGAGTAAAACACGTCTTCAAATATCCTCGCTTTGGACCACATAGCGAAGTAATGGTAGACGGTCTTATAGGAAGTGCCGTTTACAGGGAGTTGACTCCATTGGCAACCCGTCTTGCAAACGAAGACGATGCGATCTAATATATCTGCCGTTGTTGGTTTCCGCTTACGTCCTAGATTTGGCCAGTTCGACCTTTTAGCTTCGAACGCGCACATTGTGTGCATGAGTTCATTCTTGAGCTGAATTTGCATTTCGACTACAAGACCGTTCTTGACTTTTCAGACACATTTCCAGACGACCTCTAAATCTGTTAGTGCGGTTATTGAACAACGCTAGCACACGCGTCTCTTGCGTTTCCTCATTCTACTCCTATCATGTTGTCGCGGAAGCATGCCTTTGTTTTTGGGAAACCCACGCCGCTGCTATAAGTCATAATCGGGGGATTGTGAGGAAAACCGCTAGTTTTGCTTGAGAACACGGGCACCTCACAATCAGATTTGGGATTTTAGTTGCTCGAAATGGGCAACTCCCAAAAGACATTTCAAAAAACGCGTGTGGGTTTTGCATCGTTCCACACAGTATCAGCGGTAATGTAAAAGATCAGCAGCTGAGGTTGCAATGCTACTATTACGATCACTGGTGTAATCGTAAAATAAAGACATCAAAAAAAGGGGGTAGAAAACGTGTCCCATAATAACAACTACATCGAAAAATACAACAAGATACACTGCCCATGACATCGTCCTACGATTATATGGATAAAGCAAGTGCGTGTTTGACACGCTTTTCCAGTGATGGAAAGCCGCATTTGCAGTCTCCAGATTTCGTCGCTGGTCTAATCGCTGATTGCGTATCCACATCCCAAATCCATGTTGCCAGGAATGCAAACGAGAAAGTACGCAGACAACTTCATAGTTCGGCCAAACTTCCATATTCAGGCGTGGTATTATACCGCATGAGTGAACAGCGAAGCTCCTGGTGGCGCTCTGCCGTTTGTTATACAAGCAGATACGTATGATAATTTATGTGGCGAGTGCCGCGAAGTGTCTTGCATTCTCTCGCCAAAAGCCTAGACATGGAAGAGAGGTTCGTGTAGAATCCCTTCGGGGCAGGCAATCGCGATAGTGGTACGCGAGGTCTCTGCTATCGCTGGCACACTCTTGAATGCAACCTCTATATATAGGATTGGGTGCTAGAAGAGGTAGAGCATTTGCACTTATACTCGTTGTAACGCATTTTCCTCCTCCTATATCTGCGTAAACAACATTGGATAGCACTGCAAAGATAAACAGCCCAAACATCCAAGCATCGATGGAGAAACACACTAGATGCTTCTTGTCAAGAAGAATGCAGTGTGCAACTTCAGGTGGCTGCAGTGGTGGAGTGCCGCGACAAAAGGTCCACGAACCCTGCAAGCGAAGACAGCCGTAGTCTGTCAAGCGAGCTCGCTGTCCCAAGTCATCCCAGAGCACATTTTCCGGCTTAACATCTTGGTGGACGAAGTGCAGCGCATGCAGATATGACACTGCGCGCGAAGCATCAGCTATTGCCACCGCAGCTGATCCGATGCAGGTGAGCGCTGCATCGAGCAGATTGAGATCACCCGCGTAAGACATGACAATTTTTGCTTCTCTCCCAACACAGAAAACATCTACTACTGCAGTCAGTGCTCCATGTCGCACATCCTGCGCTAACATTTCGCCAATAATTTGCTCTCTCGACGGGTAGTTATCTGTCGCAATGCTCTTAACTACAATGTGACCATGTGGTAAGGCGAGTCGCATTACTCTGCCATACGCACCCTCACCTAAACAAATATTTCGAACACTCGTCATTTCATGCGAGTGCGCTCTACAGCATAAATGTGGCAACAAAGGAGTACATTTCATTTAGGTATGATTGGGTTAGACATGTGTTCACGCATGAGTGTATCGCATGAAGACATGCAGCTTTTTACACAAGGGAGCGAGAAGCTAAAGCAAATGTAACGCAGCAGCGATGAGTTTTGACGAGCTTCCACATACAGACGTTGTATTGGCTTAACCCGTGTAAGTTAGCAAAGCTCTGGTACGGCACTGATCAAATGCTTTCGAGCGCAATCGAATTTTTAATTTCTGTGCTAGTTTCTCACCTAGCTCCCACGCGCATATTTCTTCGTATAGTATGTTGAGCATTCTTCTCTTTGTTCCCCGCTTGAGCTGTCCGGTCTCCAGCCACCATTCTCGGTAAGTAGCTCCGCATATTCGTGTCTTGCAGTTGCGACGCCTCCTCCGGTATATAATGATGTGCCCGCATTCATGCAAAAGAGCAGCTAACTTGCGCTGGTACGACTGGGCCGCGTTGACTGTTACGATGCTGCGAACGCCGCAAGCCAAAAAACGCACGTGATCGGGTTGTCCGTGTACGCATTGAAGTGAAGATGCGTGTGAGCGTAACCAGTGGCGGAGCGAATTCATGGCCGCAAGCACTAGAACCACCCACTGAACTACGGGCACGTTTCATCTTGCGCACGCGTAAATGACCCCCCCCAACAATTCTAGGTATTGGATATGGTGCTCTTGTTGTAATCCGCGTGTCGTATATGTTAAACAGAAAAAAAATCAGAAAATCATGTCATTTACGTAGCACGCATCAACCGGGACTAGTCTCCCGGTTGATGCTAGTTGTTTTGGGTTGATGTGATAGCGTTAGGCGTAGGCTTCTTCATGCTAATAAAAAGAAGTCCGCAAGCGGACCCTCAGTAGACGTTCTCGTTTCTTCTAGTGTGCCACAAAGCCAAAAGTATTCTCGCAACTATCGACAAACAGAAATGGAGCAAGAGAAACTCAGAAACTCAGAAACACCAGAAACACCAGAAACGACCGCTTGTGCTCCCTTATCCTCCGATTAGCTGTGCGCGTCGGGGGTGTCATGAAGCAAATATAGTGAAACGAGTTTGTAGTCGATGCCAATTTTTCCGGTGTGGTGTGCAACCCATACATGAGTAGGCTGTACCTCTGCTCTGAATGGAATGCATTGCCAATCGTGCCAGGACGGAAAACAATCTGCCAGGTGCAGAAGAGCATCGCGAACATTATTTTGCGGACATTCGTTAATAGCAATCTGGGTAGGTTTTGCACAACTGTCCATGTATATTTTTGCATCGAGCGTGGGAGGTCGATTTTCACGTGTAAAGAGAGAGGACCTCGTGTTGATATCCAGACCACCGGTAAACGGTATCCCCAGGTTGTGTTGTTGGCGTTTCACTTCAGCGAATACCCACTCATCTAACAATTCTATGCGATGTGCCAAATCAGAACAATGTACCCCCACATTCATTTTCACGGCGGGGAAAGGGGTGGCAATTGCTTCCTTCGTAAGCGGAGTAAATTTACTGGGACATCCACGTAACCATTCGTCGTCGCGATAAAGCTTGAAAGAAGCAGGAATATGCTCGTGTACTCTGAGCAATTCTATACAAGAGCTATTGCTGTATGCTCTCTTTTTCCCTAGACGCCAGCATTGCTGAAGACACTCATCTTGGCGCAGCTCTCTTCGAGGGCTGCGACTTCGGGCTCGACCTGGCATTGTTTCTGCTGCATCTTCATTTGAACATGCAGCTGTGTAGTGCATGTTCTATAAATTATAGCCAGAGAACCGTGAATCAAATTACCTGAGGTGATTACAGAGAGAAGACAAACGGAGTGTATGCCTTGCGTTTTTATTTCCCGCGGGGCTGGCCCCTGTTATATATGTCTTGAGCTGCTATCGTAATGTATCATGAAATAGAAGTGGAAGCGCCACGCGATAGCTTATGTACTGAGGCGACCATTTGCTGCGGGAAACGTATCACCGCATATTTCTCGTTAAATCAAAACATACATATGCCCCTGGTTATTCGCACTTTGGACACTGACGATTCCGAGGAAGACAGTACAAATACAAACTCTCGAAGCGAGAGCTACGGTGGAAACACTAAAATAAGCAATAGTGACCGAGCGGAAAACTCACGTAGCGAAAGCTATCGAAGTCGAAGCTCGCGCGACAAAAGCTCGCGCAGCAAACGCAACAGCGGCGAAGACTCTGGAATAAGACCCAATAGAAGCAAAGATACCCGGAGCAGAAGCTCTCGTAGCAAAAGCACGCAACATGATGTACACCAAGACAACAACGATAGCACAACAGGCAGCAAGACAGGAGCTCTGGAAGAATCAAAGAATGTAGCGGCCTATTTCCAAGAGGCTACCGACAGAAACAATGCGAAACTGCTACACGTAAAAGAAGAAGCAAAAAGAGTAGCGGATGCGTATGTCCAGAAAGCACTAACTTGGCGACAAGAACATGAAGTCGGCGGCGCTAAGGAACGTTTATCTACGATGGGTGCGTTCACGCCTTTCTTGCTACTGAACGTCAGTTCACGAACGACGGATGCTCTTCTGTACTTTAATGCCATGCAATCCATGCTGTTATGTCTACATTCAGACTACGAGATTATTCCATACTGGCAAAAGACATTGTTGCATTTTCTAGAGAGCATAGGCATAGATGGGCGCCTTCTACAGGAACTGAGTTCATTGCCATGCTCATTGTCAGAGACTAGCGGCGAATTTCTCCTGCATACGGGAGAATATAACAAGTGGGTACAGCAGAGCAAGACTTTTAGCACACCGGAGCCCCTTTCATCGTGTTTGTTTCCGCAAGTTATTTCTCGAGTGGATATGGAACGCGCGTTGACCGCGTTGGTAGATTTGGCCTCCGTTGCAGCAGTTACGGGACGGCACTCTATTTTCCAAGTTGCTGTTATGCGTTTTCTCCACTTACTCAATGCTATTTCACGCAGACATGCGAAGCAACCACTGCAATACAAAGAACTCCATAGTGGACTTTCCAAAATAATGCTCCTAAAATCAACAACACTGCAAAAAGAAGCCCACGACTTACAAGACTTAATGGAGCGAAAGAAAGAGAAGTTCCCCACTCCTCCTAATGCAGAGATGGCAGCTTTGATGTCTGCCTTCACGGAACCGCTAATGTCAAATACAGCCATCTACGCAACTTCAGATTCCATTATAGAGACAATTGACAATAGAATTCCAGCATTTGCGAAAGAAGTGCAACGCGAAATGGCTTGTCGGTGTATGACCTTTACAGCCTTTCTTATGACGCTTGTTGGATTTGTTCCTGATTGGCTCTCTCTCACGGGGATTGCAGTTGGAATTGCGTGCCTTCTCTGTCATCCGGCATCTGAAGAGATCAACGATATTCAAAGCGCAGCTGTTCTGCTGCTCTTTGCGCATGATATTGGCTTAAGTCCCGCCCTATTATCATTGGCTGTCTCTGCAGATAATATATTTCCCTGGGGCGACGAAAACAAGTTTGTATCAATCCGAACAAAAATTGCAGATACCGTTAAGGCAAACGTAGGAAAAGTAGAGGGCGACAAAGACTTGAAGAGATACGTGAGAAAAATTACAGAAGCTCCCTTAAAGGCCAAACTATTGTTGTTTCTACAGGGTCTTCCTAGTATTAAGAAGATGCAATATCAAGATAATCCTTTCTCTGATGCCGAGCAGGGAGAATTATTTGCCTCTCGCACTTTAAGTCTCATGAAAATAGAAGACGATAGCGTTAGTCGTGCTTTGAAACTACTCGTTCAATACGAGAATGCACTCAATACCGAGCATCGTAGTACACAGCAACGCACCACCAGCAGGCGAACTACTCTGGACGACACAGAAGACAAGCAGCTGCATAGGCGCAGCAAAACAAACAAAAAGAGTGCATCCGCGTACATCTCACCCTCTAGAAGCATGTCTACTCAAGGAAGAACTGTTTCAGGCAGAACCCGCAGCATGTTCAGCGCAGACGAGCCAAAGGAACAGCGGATCGACAGCACTCGCAGCGGGAGTGGCAGCACATCTTCTAAAAATGAGTCTAGGGAGCAAAGGTCTGTTAGCGCTGGCCGCGGACTGCGACGTCTTACACATAGCACGCCCACAGTGAAGGAGTCGCTGGGAGAACGCTCTGCTAGCGTTCGAAGCACGTCAACCCCAGATGAGGACGCGAGAGAACGCTCCACCAGCGCTCGAAGCGCGTCAACCCCAGATGAGGACGCGAGAGAACGCTCCACCAGCGCTCGAAGCACGTCAACCCCAGATGAGGACGCGAGAGAACGCTCCACCAGCGCTCGAAGTGGAACTCGAAGCACGTCAATCCAGGAGGAGGACGCGAGAGAACGCTCCACCAGCGTTCGGACTGGAACTCGAAGCACGTCAACCCAGGAGGAGGAGGACGCGAGAGAACGCTCCTCCAGCACTCGAAGTGCTTCTACCACCGAATAATCGGTGCGAGTGTAGTACCCATGTTTCACTTCTTCATCTGGAACTCAGCGGGGCGTCGGCCAGTAGCCGCCAAGTGTAGGTAGATGCCGATGGTGTTCGAGGACGCATTTCTGCATGGCGTACTCGCGAGCGCAGCTTCGCTCCTTGACGGTGAGTTTGCGTACGTCTGTCTCAAAGATCGAGAGCTCTCGCTGAAAGGCCTTACGGAGTAAGTTATGGAAGCTCTGCGCCACGTGCGTCCAGGTATTCG